CTATTTGCACACCTCGAGGTCAGGCCTCAGCTCGCACACATACCCCTGCAGATAGGCCAGCTTGGCCCGGTCGCTGATCATTCCTGCGCGGATATCCCAAACAGCTGATCCAGCTCGCTCACTGAGTTCGACGCTGGTTCCATCGACCACGCTGCCGGGGCCGGCGGTACCGGACACGACGCGGTCATTGGCGGCAAGGATGACTTCGATGCGCAGCCGCTTACGCTCAGCATCAGCGCCAGCGTAAAGACGGCGCAGGCGGTCGTTCTCGGCTTTTGCATCGGTAAGCTCCTTGTGTTCTTTGCCATCGAGGGTGTCCAGGCGCTGCTCGAGCGCGAGGCGTTTGTCCTGCTGCACCCTGAGCTGCGCGGCGGCGGCGTTGGCTATCAGGGTCAGGTCAGATTGATGCGCGGTCAGCGCCCTGTTGTAGCGCAACTCCCAGCGCATCCCATTTATCCACGCGCCCGTGAGGATTAGTGCCAGTGCACCGGCAGCAAGGGCCATATTCCGCACGCTCATGAGGATTGGCATGTGATGGCCTCCAGGGCCTGCGCGTAGTTCTCTGGCCAGTCGGCGGGCCTGGGCTTGCCGGGCCGCCAGGTGCGGATGTAGAGGTCGTAGGCTCCGGCTGCATCACCCAGGGCGGGCAGGCGGAATGGATCACTCCAGAGCAGCAGTCTGGCCAGGCCAGCGGCGAGGATGTCGTCATGCTCGATGGCGGCATATACCGCGCGAGGGGTGGCAGGCACACCGCGGGCGGCGCATAGGGCCCGGGCGTCCTTTTTGGTCACCTCATGATCGAGCACCAGGATCATTCCGCCGGTGAGCTCGCCCTGCCAATAGCTTCGGCCTGGACCTCCACCAAGCTGACGGCGGTGGACGAACTGGCTTTCCTGCAGCCCGATGGCCAGCAAAAGCACCTCGGCCTGCGGGCTGGTCATGCGCGCAGGCAGCAGCAACAGAGCCGGCTCGATTGCCGAGCGGCGGATTTCAGAGAGGGTCATGGGGAACTCCAGGCGTAAAAAAGCCCGCGCGGGGCGGGCTATTGGGTTCTATCCGTGTAGTATTTATGCCCAGAAACGCTGGGCGCGAACTTAATGCAGGGAAGGAGTGATTATGACAAACCCCACGCACTTTCCGGCAGCGGACGGGATACGCGGCTTCGCTTGCCTAATCGTTCTCGCACTACACACCGTGGTTATATTCTTCGAGGCCACTAATCCTGCCCTCGCCGGCGCACCCAAGATCGGTGTCTGGCTGTTCTTCGTACTCAGCGCCTTTCTGTTGTCCAGCAAGCTCGCAAGCACCGGCTTTTCCTGGGCCACGCTGAGCGACTACGCCGGCGGCCGGGCACTCCGCATCGTTCCTCTTTTCCTGATTTCAGTGCTGGTCTATGCGCTCGCAGGCGTGATTACCTGGCAGCAGGCCGTCGAGACGATGACACTGACTGCCGGACCCATGCACTTTTGGACAATCCCTGTTGAGCTAAAATTCTACGTCGCTCTCCCTGCTGTCGTATTTGTTCTGGCCGGTGCGTTTCGATATGCCGGAACACTTGGCGTCGCCCTTACAACCCTGGCAGGCATCTACATACAGCAGATGCTGTGGCCTTACTGGGCCACGCCGCAAAGCTCCATCATAACCAGCTGGTACTTCTCCAGCTTCTTGTGCGGAACTTGCATAGCGATCTGTTACAGGGCAACCGATGGCGCACGACTTGCGAAGTATCGAGACGTTCTTGGCTCGCTAATACTTGTCGCAATTATTGCTTCTATTCCCGGTGCTCGATATATGCTACTCGATACCCCGATGACGAATGACCTGTTAGACAAGCATCTGCCATTGAGCATTTTATGGTGCGCTTTCATTCTGCTATTTGTCGGGGGCAGCGGCACGATAGGGGAGCTGCTCCAGCATAAATGGATAGTGTTGGTCGGGGCCTGGAGTTACCCAATTTATCTCTTCCATTTTCTGATATTGGTGGTTACGGCTAAGTTCTTTCCGGGAAACTTACCGGCAGCAGCAGGGGCATTCATCGCCTCAATTATTGTTGGCGGCCTAGTCCACAAGTGGGTTGAGTTCCCCCTGAATAAACTGCGTACTCGAACAACCGAGCGCCGTAAGGCAGCAATCACATCACAGGCTGGTCATCACGCGGTTGCCGGTGCCGGAAAACGCCACTGAAACAAGCTTTGTAAGCTCTGGCGACCACGCAATAGATCTCCAGTTGTTATCAGCCGCGCTGGTTCTTGATGTCCAGTTAATACCGTCAGGACTGGTCATCACGCGGTTGCCGGTTCCGGTGATAGATATAGCGACCAGCAACGCGGCATCTGCGGCCCACACAACGGCTACCCAGGTATTTGCAGCTGCAGCTGTGCGCAAGCTCCAGGTTATCCCGTCGGGACTCGTCATTACCCTAAATGTCCCCGTACTAGCAACCGCGACGTACAGCATGAGCGCCGGTGACCACGCGACAGAAAGATAGTCGTTATCAACCGCAGTCGAACGTATAGTCCAATTGATCCCGTCAGGACTTGTCATTACACGATTATTTACGCCAGACGCAGCCACGGCGGCAAAAAGATTTAGTTCAGGTGACCACGCGACAGACTGCCAGTTATTGTCAGCCGCGCTGGTTCTTGATGTCCAGTTAATACCGTCAGGACTGGTCATCACGCGGTTGCCGGTTCCGGTGCCAGCTACAGCAACAAACAGGGTCAGCTCTGGCGACCACGTTACATTAAACCAGTTGTTATCAGCTGCGCTGGTTCTTGATGTCCAGTTAATACCGTCTGGACTCGTCATCACGCGGTTGCCGGTGCCGGTGCTTGACACCGCAACAAAAAGCGTAATAGAGGGAGCCCACGCGACAGACCGCCACTCGTTATCAGCTGCGCTGGTTCTTGATGTCCAGTTAATACCGTCAGGACTGGTCATCACGCGGTTGCCGGTGCCGGTGCTTGCGACTGCGGCAAATAACCCAAGCTCTGGCGACCACGCGACTGCGCGCCAATCATTGTCAGTCGCACTAGTTCTGGCGGTCCAAACTATACCGACATTAGGATCAACCCCGGCAGCAAAAACATATGGATCAACTATCATGCTCATGGCTGATAACCCACGATAGTCACTTTAAGGCCCTTTGCCGTTCCGTCTCCTATCTGGTCTATATCAACAGTAATGCGGGCTCTGGCGGCTAAAGATGTGTCGGATATAACTGCTGGAGTTACAGCGGTAGCGCTGTCCGTCTCTGTGTTATCGATCGTGAGTTTGGTGGACAGGATCGAACTTCCGGACTCATTGATATCAACGGTAAAAATAGAACCAGATGATTGCGCGGTTGTTAGTTCTGCGTAAACGGCCGTAACAGTCATGGCATAAGGCATGCGGAACGTGGTCTTGGCCACGCCAGCAGTGAGCGGTGTAGTCTCGTTGCTACAAGCAACAATAATCGGTGCCAGAACAATGACTGATCCGGTGCGTCCGTTTACCGTTGACACTGCGCCTGCGGATGCGTCAGGAACAACCCAGGCCGAGCCAGTGTAAACGTAGGTTTTTGCTGCGCCGTTGGCGTCTGGCTCATCCAGCACCCTGACTGCGAATCCAGCTCTCGGCACCACGAATTGCCATGCATTCGTAGTGGTCAGCCAGTAGGCGAGCTGGCCCGTCTTGTCGGAGGCGGTGCCCCAGTTTCCGGAAGCAACGATGTATAGCGCCTCATCAGCTGGCGATCCCGGCGGCGCGGCCAAGTCCTTGTCGACCACTCCAGGCATGACCAGCTGATTGAGCTGGGCGAACGTGGTGTTGGCCAGGGTCTGGTTCGCGGCCGCATTGGCAAGAAGCTCCAGCGCCAGCTTGGTGGTCGCCGTCATAGTGTTACCTCACGTGGATAGCCGCGGCCGACTGTGGCGCTGAGCTGGTAGATGCGGAAGGTGATCGATGCTTGAGGCGAGCCGAAGTCGGTCGACTGATCGGCCGCTGAGTAGGCGAACGTGGGCGTGCTGGCCGTGATGGTCCTGGCCACGACCGAGCCGTTCATCACGTCGATCTCGTAGCCCTCACTAGACTCTCCAACGGGAGCAGCTATACCGGTCGCCCACCAGCTGCTGCTGAGCCGACTGCGACGGGTGAAGGTGCCGGTGAAGTTGCTGGAGCCGTCGCGCACACCTTTGGCGTAGACCGGGCTCAGGCACTCCAGGTTGACGCCCTGGTAGGTGAACGGAACATCAGTGGCATCATCGACGGACGCGCCAGAGGTGACGCCGCGGTAGGTAGCCGGCACAGCAATGGATGCCACGGCCATGCCGATAAATGCGTTATCTGGGTCATCCAGCAGAACGAAATAATCGTTGGCGGCATGAAGGCCTGTCGCCCACTCTGTGCCTTTTTCGCCGCGCACGAATCCGCTCAACAGATAACTGCCGTTAGCCTGCAGATCGGCATTCTGGAATCTGACTATTTCCCACCGGCCATCCACGCCATAGGCTGCGTAGTTGGCACCCGCCAGCATCTGGTCGCGAGTGATGGATTCCGGAGCCCCGGAAATCATCCCGACAGTCAAAGTTCTCTGATCGATCAGCGTGCATGCGCTAACCGGCAGCGCGTCAACGGCATAGCCGATTGAGGGCATACCCGAATAGGCCTGCAAATCGATCCACGTTTGCCCGCCATCAGCTGATCTGACAGCCAGCGCTCCAGGCCAGCCAGCGCTATACCCAGTCATAACCCCCACAAAACCCGGGGCGTTCTGCAGGGTCTCGTCGATTACGGGGATATCCAGCGGCACGAACAGGGATTCACCAGCAAGGCCTATCGTCCCGGCCGGTGGCACTCCCTCAGATCCGCTTGCGGCTGGTGTGTAAAGCGCGGCTCGGTTCGGTAGCGCCTGGCACTCTAATCGCCCGTCCTGGGTCTCGTTTGCCTCGGTCAGGCGGATCTCGTATGTAGCCGCCTGCGAGACCACGGTGACCACATCGCCCGCTTCCAGGTAGCGATACGGGGGCGGCAGGGTGAATGACGCCGGAGTGCGCTCCAGCCATGGCATGAAGTTCAACATCTCCGCGATGCCGGCAGCTTCGTCGGCCGTCAGCACAAGCGCCAGATCGCGCTCAACCTTGTTGACGGCCTCGGTGTTTAACCGCTCGCTGAACTGCTCGCCAATGGCGTACTCGCGGACAGCATCAAGGTATTTGACGACGGTCTTGGCCGGCAGTTGGGTATCCATTTCACGCGACTGCTGGAAGATATCGTCGGGCGTGTCGCCGGCGGTTGCGCCCAGGTCTTCCCATGGGATTGTCGCGACACTCGCCTGCCCGCGCGGCAGGAACTGTATTTTGTAACCATGCGCGCGCACATCAAGCGGGTAAGCCGTTTGCAGCGGCTCAAGTGCTGACCGAATAGAGCCGCCCGAAACGCGATATCCCCGAACCATAGAATCGACCAACGTCACGTCGATATCTTCGGAAAAGAGCAGACCAGAAAAAGCGCACTCTTCTTGAATGATTTCTCCGAGCGGCTTCAGCTGTACGCTGGGATGTTGCAAATTAAACTTTCGGACTTTGAGTTTTTTCGGGGAAATAGTTTGTAGTGTTTCTATTACCAAACCAGACTCAACATGAAAGCCTGCGCTATGGTAGGCGTCCTCCGAAAAGGGAAGACTGCCAAAAGACAAAACCTCACCAGTTGAAATGTTGAATGTGTAAATATTGCTTGTTAGCTGGCCGCCGTATATGTAAATGAGCCCATCATCAACCCATGCGCGACAATCGCTAACATCAGCAAGATCCATTACAACAGGCCACGACTCTGACTCGGTGAGCACGCCTGAAACGACTTCATATTTTTTAATTTCTGTTTCAAATATCGCGTAAGCCGCACCGCCAGTATCAAGTACAACCGCCCTGACTCCGGCCAACAAAACCGAATACTCCGGGCCGCCTAGTTGTTTATAGTAAAGCGATGTTGAAAAATCAGAATATCCAACGAACACATCGTTGCGGCGCTGGATATGCCCGTCGACTCCAGAAAAATTACCACCACCAGAAAACACTGCATCCTTGTCCCCTAGAAAGTCACCCTTAACATCGGTTTTGTAATTTGGCGGGGTGCCACTTGATAATGCGGGAAAAGCTCCGCGCGGAGTTATGGTGCCAATTCTTGCCTCATACAGATAAGCAGATACTGTAGGGGCTTCAGTCAGCGGAACAAAAAACTGAGCGAGCTGCGCATCGATATATGTGGCGCGTGCAGGGAAAGAAGTATTTGAGGTGTATTCGATATAGTCATACAGCGACTCTTCAATCAGCTGCACACCGGTCGACTGATCCTTAACAACCTCGACTTTAAACTGGGCCGCCTGCAGCGTATTGCTGTAGTCAGCCAGCTTGAAATCGTAGAAGGCAATGTAGGCCAGGCCGCGGTGAGCGCTGACATTGCCGACCCCATACTCCGCCTCATAGCGCGGGTCGGGCATCTGGTCATCGGTGCCCAGGTACAGCTTCCAGCCCTGGGCGGCCTGGTTGCTGGAGATGATCGTTTCGATGTCATCGCTGCCGGCGTTGTAGATGAGCTTGTCGCCGCACCACATGCGGCGGATGCCGGCGATGGGGCCTTCGCACAGAGCGAGCTGGAAGGTGGCGCTGTAGCTGTAGGTCTTGGTCGGCTCGGATGCACCGCCGCCACCCTTCCCGCCTGACTTCTTCTTGCGGACGGTCTCTTTGAGCTTGTTGTTCTCCAGCTGGATCACGTTGCCCATCACGGAGATGGTGCCGTAGAGCCGGGGAATATCTGCGCCGTAGGTGCTGGTCTGCACGGACAGATCGGACAGGCGCGGGCCTTCCGTCTCCGGCGGGCCGAACTTCTTGTCGAGCCAGCCGGGAATGCCCAGGCCGAGGATGTTGGTGGCCTTGAAAATCGCCGAGTCGCGGCCGAACAGCGTTGCGCTTAAGCTCATGCCGGGCACTCCACTCGGTAGGCGCGCACAACCCTGGGCTGCCAGAGGTCGTCAAGGCGGTGGTGGGCGACTTTGCCGTGCTGTTCGCTGCCGTGGATGATGTAGACGTGACCACGCACCAGGCCGGCATGGATGGCGATGTGCTGGGGGGCCTTCTTCATGCGCATCAGCAGCACGTCGCCGCCCTCGGCCTCGCTGATCGGGATCTGGCGCAGGCTTGGCTGACCATCCAGGCTCTTCTCGAGCATCCCGTCGAAGGGGGTGCGGGCGTAGCCGTTCTGGTCGGTGTAGGGCAGGCCCAGGGTGTCCAGGCAATGCGCCAGCACGCCGGCGCAGTCCAGGGCCAGGCCAGGAACGCGCCCCTGGTGCCGGAATGGCGTGTCGAGCACTCCCATGGCGGCATCGATCATGGCTTGATTCATGCGCCGCGCCCCACTTCGCCGTACTGCGACGGGGCCGGGATATGAGCCTGGCCGCCGTTGTTGATGGCGTTGCCGAACTTGCCGATGCAGTCCTCAACCAGGCGCTTGCGGCAGCCGGGGATCATCTTGTATTCGTCGCCAACCTGCGGGGCGTAGAACAGAGCCTCATGCAGCTCGATCTGGCCGCTGGCGAATATCTTGATCTGCGAGGGGCGCAGGCCCACGTTGGCCCCGGTGGTGAACATGATCTCGCCGTAGGCAAACCAGTCGTCGACCTCGACGCGGGCTGAATCGGCGAACACGTTCTGACTGGTTACCGAGGTCAGCGCGCCGGTCACCAGGTAGTCGGCGATATCCGGGCCGTCCGGGTTTGCCCGGGGCCCAGTGCAACGGCTGCGCGAGGTGGCGATGATCCGGCCGTCGATGGTCTGGTCGAACAGGGTCCAGGGGCAGGAGGCGGAATAGGTGCGGCCGACTGACTGGGACAGCACGTCCTTCGCGCCCATCAGCTGGACGGTGTAGGTGTCGCGGCTGTCGTCGAATTCCACCTTGCCCCAGAACATCAGCGACAGCGGCTCTTCGTCCTCGATCGGGGCAGCCCATGACGTGGCGAACACGTAGACCCGGGCGTTGTCGTAGATGCCAGAGGCCAGGTCGTCACGGCTCACCGCGCCCAGCTGCAGAATGCCGTCCAGGTCCACGCTCGAAGCAGACATATCGGAAGTCTCCGACAGCCCGCTGAACTCGTAGCCGTTCTCGGTCAGGTAGACCTCGCCATTGCTCATGACCAGGTCGACCGGATAGCCGGCCAGGCGGATGACCGGATGATCACCGGCAGGCACAACGCGCGCGCAGTAAACCCGCGTCTGCCAATCTGCGACGTGTGGTTTCATGGGGCTCCAGAAACAAGAAAGCCCGCACATGGCGGGCTGTTTGGAATGGGTGGTGTTACGGGTTCAATATCTCGATGAGATCTACGCCGCGAGCCGTGATGGTGTCCCAGTTGGAAAACCGGCCACCCAGGTTGGCGTTAAACCTCATTGGCAGGTCGAAGGTGCAGCCGGCGGTGACCGCCTCGCCTGTCTGCGGCCGCGTGTTTACGGTGCCGCCGCTGGTGTAGTCGGAGAACGCCGCGGTATTGATCGCAACCGTGATAGACCCGGCAGTTCTGGCTGTGATCAAGGCGCGCAGGCCGTTGATCTCGGTCATGCCTGCCACGCCGCTGATCACTATCGACTCGCCCACGACATTGCTGTTGGCGACCGTGATGACGGCGCTGGATGCCTTACTGATCGCGGTAATCGTGCCGGTCTTGTTGGCGGCCATCGTCACCAGGCCGGTGGCGTTATCCACAGACCATTGCGCGGCCGGATACGCTGCCCCCGCCACGGCAATCAGGACCGAGCCCGCCACCGGCTTGCGAATTCGGCGGCGAGCGCACTTGGCGTCGGTGTAATCGCCGAACCAGCGCATAAGTTGGTAAACCCCTGGCACGGTCGGATTGACCAGTGGCAGGTGCTGGTCAAGCATGGTCGGCGTGTCGCGGTAGTTGTTGGTGGAGAAGTCGACCGGGTGCATCACCCGAAAGCCGCGCAGGGTTCCGCCGGCGCGGTTGTTCAGGTCGATCACCTCGCTGACGACGAAGTTGGTCTGGCGCTCGAACTCGATACCAAGGCGCGCCACCACGAACGGATGGCGCTGGCTGCGGTACTCATCGCCGCCGACCGTCTCCACGACGCTGTTGGAGTACTCGCTGGAAAAATCACTGCCGTAGTCGATGTTCTCGTACAGACGCTCTTCCATAAACATGGCCATCAGTTGTATCTCCCGGCGCTCTGTACCGCCCTGGCCACATCGCGCGCGACTTTCGCCGCCGATTCGCGCATACCTCGCGCCTCGGAGATTCCCGTCACGTTCACGTTGATATTGTTCACCTGCTGGTTGGACTGCATCGGCCCGGGTGCTGGCTGACCAACGGCGACGCCGTTGTTCACGATGTTTTGGCCGGCCCGCATAGCCTCAACAGCATCAACGCCTCCGGCGCGTCGAATGTCAGCCTGGCTCCAGACGACCTCGCCCTTGTGGACGGTACCAGCCGGCTGATTGACGCCGCCAGGTCCGGTGTATCCGCCCTGGGCGAAGCCAACGCCGGCGATGCTGGCGATGTTTGCCGCGGTCACAACCCCGGCCGACACGGCCAGGGCCAGGCCGACTGGATATGGCGGCACCGCCAAGGCATTCTGAATGGCCGTGAACCCGGAGATCGTGGCCTGGGCGATTGCCGCGGCCTTGCCTACCGCGCCAAGCTTCTTGTTGCCGGACTGACTGAGAATCGCCATCTGCCCGAAGAACTCGCCACTGCTGGCCAGGATGGCCTGGTTCTTCGCGGTTTCGATCTTGCTGAGCTGGTCTCTGGTTTGCGCGTTAATGTTCTTCTCGCGCTCGGCGAACTCTTCCGAGTTGATCGCCCGGGCTTCGAGGAATGCGCGCTGCTTCTCCAGCTCAATTGCGCGCCACTCTTCGATCTCATCCGCCTCTTCCTGCAGGCGCTCAAGTTCGCTATTTGCCCCACCGACAGATGCATCAAGGCCTGTACTGCCTGGCGCTTTCGATACGCCCTCAACAGTTCCAGGCTCGACCTCCGAAGCCTGTATCTCGCGGATCTGGCGCAGCGTCTCCAGGCGCTGGAGCGCTTCGACGTTGCCCTGCTTTTCGTATTCGGCGATTTTCTGGGCGTAATCCAGCTCAAACTCGGCGTCGTTGGCCGCCTTGAGCTGGCCAGTGGCACGGAGAATCTCCAGGCGCACACCATCCTGCTCTGCCAAGTCCTTCTTGGCGTCCAGCTCTTCCTGTAGATCGATCAGCCGGGCTTTTTGCAGGGCACTAAGGCCGGACAGGTCGCCTTTCTCCAGGTCGTAACTAAGTTGGGCGACGCCGGAGACTTTTCCGAACAGCGCTATCTCCCGGGACAGCGCGGCTGCAGTCGAGTTGTAGGAATCCAGCAACTGCTCGCTGGCCCGCAGCCTTCTTTCTGCGGACTGCTCGCCCGCCCTGGCGTTTTCCTCTGCCGCCCGGGTGGATGCCTCGTAGGCATCAACCTCGGCAGCAAGCGCGAGCACCTGCTTTTCCTCTTCCGGGGATATCTTCAGCAGACCTGCCTTGATCTGTGCGCGGATGCGCTCCTGTTCGGTTACAGCGCCAAGCAGGGCGCGCTGTTCGGTCAGTCGTTCGACGTAGCGCTTTCCGTCCTTGGTAGAAGCTGCGCCCTGGTCGACCTGCTCCTTCCCGAGCCGCTCCAGTTCGTCACGGAGGGTCTTGATGGCCGCTTTTGCCCCATCAATCTGGCCCTGAGATCCTACGCCTCGCTCAAACTGGCGCTCAAAGCTCTTCAGCTGCCGCTCAGCACCCTTGAGCTGCGATTCGAGCTCATTGGTGCGCACCTGCAGTTCGGCCTTGTTCAGGTTCGACACGTCGCCGAGCAGCCCGGCAAATCTTGCCCGAGCCCTATCTGCAGCATCCCCCAGGCGGTCAACGCTGCCAGTCAGGGCGTCTGCTGCAACCTTTGCGTCGCCCGCATCATCTGAAAAATCCACAAACGAAAGTGCGACAGCGCCGACACTCAGGGCCAAACCGAGCGGGCCGCCGAGCAGGCCAAGTAGTCGCCCGCCAACGGCCGTAACCCCAGTCATCGCCCGCGAGGCGAGGCTTGACGATGCTGCGGCCGCGACATTGGCGGCGGTCGATGCGGTGGTCGCCTTGGCAAGGGCCCCGGACGCGGTTGCGGCGGCAGCGGTAGCTGCTGTTCGATTTGCGGTAGCCAAGGCCACGGCCTGCTCAGAAGCCGCAAGCTCTCTGTCTACAACAGCAAGGCCACGGCTCAGTGCGGCGTATTCAGCCGTACCGCGCGACAGTGCAACCTGGATGGCAAACAGTTGCTGATTGGCCCGAGCATGCGCGAGAGCCGCTATCGCGGCAGCCTCGGAGGCTCGGGCTTTTTCAAGGTCGGACAGCGCGGATGCTTTTGCCGCTGCTGTTTTCCTGACTTCAAATGCGGCGCTTTCCGCAGCCAGGGCGTTGTTCTTGGCCTGCTGGATGGCCTGGGCGATCAGCGCCCCGGTATTGGTTGCGATAACCGTGGTGCCGCGCGCGATGGCGACGTAAAGGCCGGCCTCCAGAACCTGGACGACGCCCTCAACGTTGCTCGAGAGGAATTTCAGCGACTGACTGTAGGCGGTAACGCCCTGCGCGAAGGCCGGCTGAAATGCGGCCCCGAGCTTGACCTGGAAATCTTCCAGATACCTGGTGGCGGACTGCAGCTGCTTGCCTGCGTTATCCAGCGAGGCTTCATAGGACCCAGCGATGTTGCGGCCAGCCTCAAGCGCGGCATTTGTGGCAGCCTGAGTTTTCTCGACAGTTGTCAGCTCTTTGGCAGTCTTGCCCAGCTGATCAGCGAGCCTCTCGTAGCTCTGTTGGAAGTTGACGTTAAGGCCAAGGGTTTCGAGGGTTTCCTTCTCGGCAGACTGAATGCCCCTGACCAGGCGCGCGAAGGCTTCAGATGAGCTGGTTCCGGCTACAGCAGCAGCATCCTGGGCAAGTCGGGCAAGGTCGGTTGCTTTCGACAAATCAATATTTGCCGAAATCATCTTGATGATGTTGTTGCGTGACTGAATCGCGGAGATACCAGTCTTCTGTAGGTTGGCCTGCAACTCATCGAGCGACGCTGACGAGCGTCCCACGTTCTTGCCTACCACGTTCATGATCAGGCCGAGCTGATCATATCGGGAGGCGAGTAGCGTAGACTCCTGGATCAGCTGCCCGACCTTGAGACCGGCAAAGGCTGCAGCCAGGGGTTTGAATGCGGACGCAAGAGAGCCGGCCGACTTTTCTGTCTTGCTCGACTGGGCGTCAAGCTGCCTCAGGTCGTCCGTTGCTTTCTTGGCTGACGTAGAGTCAACCGCCAGCACAAGGCGCGCGTATTCAGTCATCGTTTCGAACCTTGGTGGCGATTGAGTCCAGGCGCATGATTGCCTCGACCTCCAACGGCTCTAAGTCCGTGGCGGTCATCAGCGACCAGTTACGCAGCTCGGTGTAGGTGAGCGGATCCGGCGTGCGCCGGATCTGAAAGAACGTGCCCCAGAGGTAGGCGAGCGACTCGGGCAGCGGAGGTGTGTCTAGCTCGGGTGGATTTGACCCTGAGACCCTGGCGACCTGCTCCAGGTGCTGGCGAACGGTTCGGTCGGTTCCCGGGGCCCTCTTGAGCAGCCGCAACTCCGCTTCGGCGTGCCTCTCTAGCTCTCCGAGGCGAGCCCGAAAAAACGCGCACGGTCCGCCGCCGCCGTGTCAACGGCATTGGCAACCTGAGGTGCGCTGGAAAGGAATTCGCGCACCGCTTCATCGGTGAACGGCTCATCAAAGGACCAGCCGGCGACAAGGGACACCAGGTTGTCCAGAATCACGCCATCCATGGCCTTGGCACGCTCCCATTCCCCCATCTTTTCCGGCAGGTCACGGATCACCCGGGAACCCTCAAAGCGCGCCTTGCGGAACGCATCGGACTCGGTGCCGCGTACCATCAGCCAGTGGCCAGAATCCGTGCCGTCTGCCGTCAGCAATGGCATCTTCACGCCCTTGTCGGCATTCGGCTTGGTGTAGAAGTCTTCTTTTTTCATGCTTGCTCCGGGCAATAAAAAACCGCCCGAAGGCGGCTTGATATGGCCGGCGGTGTCTGCGCCGGCCTGGTGCGTTATCAGCTACGGGTAATCCGCATCGAGGTCGTGCCGTCATACCCGGCCGACATGGTGTACTGCGGGATGATCGCGCCCGGGCCGCCGACCTGCTTCTGGCCCTGCGTGTAGCGGACCTTCGGCAGCTCAATGGTGTAAGAGTCGGCACCTTCTTCCAGCACCACTACATGGCTGGTTTCGGCTTCGTTCAGCACCTTGGCCCACAGGGTGCCGTCTTTGAGGTAGGCGCTCATGGTGCCACTGACCGTGGCAATTCCGTTGCTGATGCAGTAGGCCTCGCGCTGGAACAGCGAGAACGCCGCCTCCATGCCGTTATCGATGGTGACGTTCCACTCGGTGGCATAGGCGATTGCCGTGCCGTCCTCGGTAAAGGAGCCGTTGGTGGTGACCATCATGTCGGTGGTGGTCGCGGCGTCGAACGTTGCGCCGCCGGGCACGGTGTATTCCTCGGCCTTAGTACCGAGGATACCGAAGGTGACGCCCGCCTTGTCGCCCAGCGGGGCCGCGATATTCATGGTCGCCACGCGGCTGCCGCGGTAGATGTAATCGACGCCGATGTCGGTGTGGCGCTCAAGGATGGCGAAACTGCGCTCGGTCGAACCCACGACCAGCACATCCGTGGTCCAGGTGCCTTGCAGCGCCGCCTCGATCAGGTCTTCGAAGCTGCCAAAGCTCACTTCTGCCGCCACTTCGCCGGTCACGTTGTAGGTGCCGCCGCGGCTCGGCGCACGCTGGCGGGCCTGATTGATCTCGGCCGACTCAATCTGGTTGATGGCAGGGCTCAGGCCTTCCGACACGAAGCGGATCGGCTTGAACACCGGATTGCCTGGAATCGAGCCTTCCATGGTGATGGTAACCGCGTCGCCGGCTGCCTCGTCGACCAGGACCACGGCCGCGCCATCGATGTCGGTGACGGTGATCTTGCCGGCGGCAATCGTGGCAATCTTGAACTTGCCGTTGTTGGCTGCGGTGGTGAAGCCGGCAACGGTGATGATCTGGCCGACTGCAAGCTGGCCGGTGATGAAGCCGTTTGCCGAGTCATTGAAGCTGGAGTCACTGGCCACAACGCTGAATGTGGCGTCGGCGATCAGCGCGTACTCGCGCACATAGTAGAGCTTTACGGCCGAGCCGTTGCCGAAACAGGAAGACATAGGTCAAACCTCCGGGCGCACCGTGTGCGCGCTGTAGTAGATGGAAACGTTGATTTGCTGCCAGCCACCAACGGGCCGGAGGTTGTTGCGGGTGACGCGTTCGACCTTCACGCACTGGCCCTGGTAGACCAGGCGGCGGCCGGCATAGAAGTAGTCGCGCAGCTTCTGGACTGCGGCCAGGGCGTTCGCGGTACCATCGTTGAGCGGGTAATTCAGATCAACTTGGAAAACGCCGAGCGTTTCGTCCATGCCGCCCGATCCGTTGCTTGCCACATCGGTGGATGACGGCAGATTGAACCAGGCCGCCCATGGCGATGTGACGGCAGGTGGCGTGAAGTTCTTCCCCTCATTCCCCATTGGCAGGCCGAGCGCGGCCGCCGTCAGCCCAGACACCAGGGCGGCGTTGATCTTCACTTCGGACATGTCAGACCCTGAATTTGGCGATGGCGATGTTGACGATTCGCTGAACGCGGGCGAGGTTGCGGCGAACCATGCCGGCCGGAGCCTGCTGGCTGCTGCCGTTTTCGAGGGAGTCGATGTGGGGCAGGTTGTTGGCCATGAAGGTTTCTTGTCCGGCACCCGCTGGCGTCTTGGCCTCGACCTCGGCAATGGCAGCAGTGCCGCCCTTGTCGTCGCGGTCAATCTCGCCAGACACCGGGGTTCCGACTGAGGTCTGCCAGTTGCCCCTGGCTCGTCCAGTGTCAACCGGGGTGTCCTTGATCGTGCCGCTAAAATAGTCGAGCGTTGCCGCCCGAGCGATCTTGTTGTGGGCGTCCTCGATGCGCTTGGTGGCGCTGCGCATATCGCTACCGAAACCCATCACTTGCGCCCGTGAATTTCGTAAACCAGCGGAGTGCCCGCCGGATTCGATACCTTGATGTTGACGACCTGCCAGACCGCGCTGTCGGCCGTAATGCGACTGGTCATCTTCGGAGCCCACGCCAGGCCCTGCGCGGCGATCACTATCTTCTTGTCGCCGGCGAGCACCTGAGTGCCTTCGTTGTATTTCGCGCCCGACTCCTGCAGCGAGTAGTCGAGCAGGATCAGCTGGGCGGATTGGCTGATCGGCGTGTCGCCGGTAGTTGCGCCGGTCGCCGGGTCGTAGGTGCCAGGGGTCACGTCACTGATCGTGCCAGCCTGCCCAAACTGGGCGATCAGGCGCAGAGCTGTGGCGGCCATGCGCTCGTAGAATGTGGCCATCAGCCGCGCACCAGCTGAACCTGGCTCGAAGACTCCAGGAACCCAGCAAACTGGGCGTAGGACTGACGGGTTGCAGCTGGCTTGGATGCGCGAGCCGACGCGGGGCTGTACTGCACCTCAACTGCACCCTCTACGCGTTCCTTGGTGACAGCTCCGGTCTTGGTTTCAGGATCAACCAGGTCGTCAGCGTGAATCTCGGTGGCCAACGCCATTTGCCCGGCCTTGATCTGCGCCGGGATGATGTCGGAGGCGACCAGCCACTTATCGCGCTTCACGTCATAGCGCGGCCATGCGCCGGTCTGGTCTGGACTGACTGCGCCACCCTTCCATGGCAGTGCGATCATCTGCAGGTAGGCGCGGCGCAGAAGGGATTCCTGCGCGCCCTCGGTCGCCGGGATCGTGCGGCCGAAGTTGGCAGCGTAGGTGACCAACTCAGAGGCAAGGGCGAACGAGTCCGCACCAGGCACCACGCTGCCGTCTTCGATGGTCAGAGCCATGGTTACACCTCAACCCAGCCGAGGCGCTTGTGATCTGCCAGGCAGGCCGGGTGCACGTCCAGCTCGACACCTTCCTTGCTGACCTTGATCAGGTGGGAGTTGTCGGCTTCTGGCTCCCGCGCCTTGGCGGCAGCAGCTTCATCGGCAATGCGTTTTGCCTCAGCTGCAGCGGCATCGATAGCATCCTGCGCCTTGGCGGTGAAGGCGGCCTGCTCTTCGGCAGACAGCTTGGCGAATTCTTCGGCGGTGACGCCGCTCAGCTCCACAGCCTTGGCCAGTAGGGCCTTGGCAGCTTTCTGTTCTTTGGTAAGTCCAGCCATTTCACTATCTCCAGAAACAACGCAGGGGCCGAAGCCCCTGGTTGTCGTTGTGGTGGATTAACCCATCAGCAGGCTGATGTGTTCCGACTTGATGGCGCGGTAACCCCAAGCCAGGCGGACGTGGTACACGGTCTGCAAGAACTGGCGGTAAACAGCCACTTCGAACGACAGGCCGGTGCGCGGGTCGGTGATCATCATCACGTCATCGGCCGAGTCACCACCTTCCGGCAGCGCTGGGGCGCGAGTAGCGAGAACGATTGCCGAGCGGGCAAAGGCCACGTTCGGGGTGTAGCTGTTGCCGACAGTCAGAGCGTTCGCAGTCGGGATGACCACGCGAGCGCCCGGCTTGCCGAGGCTGATGGTGCCAGGGGCCGCAACACCGGTATTGACGATGTACTTGTTGGCGCTGTCCGCGGCAAAGGTCACCACGTCACCAGCAAGCACAGTTCCGGTGCCGGCGATCAGCGCCACATTGCTCGCACCAACCGCGGTCGAGCCGTCGGTCACGTAGTTCGCGCCAGTGCCTTTGGTGTGCAAGCCGATCTGGTGCGAGTGACGGATGGCCATGCCCATGATGCGGTCGGTCATGCCGTTGCGGAGCATGTCGCTGGAACCAGCCTCGTTCACCTTGAACAGGCCAGACTGCTTGCCGCGCAGGTTACCGATTGCGGCGTGGCCCAGAACCATCTGCAGGTCGTTGGTCGGTGCGCCGTTCTCTTCCAGGATGCGCAGCACGCCGGCAAAGTCGGTCATGTCGGCAGCAGTAGCGAACGGAGTGGTGCCGGCTGCACCGTAGGCGCGGCTGGCGTTCTTGTAGGCTTCACCCCAGAGGTCGGCCTCGATCTCGTTCACCAGGGTGCGCATCGCCTGGTAGAAGCGATCGGCCTGGATGGTGGAGAAGGTGCCGGCATTCTGCAGGCCGCGGGTTTCCTCGCCATTCCAGCGAACCGGAACGTGCTTGGACTTGGTGATCGATACCGCGACGTTGTCGACGGTGGTGTCACCAGTGTTGGGCGCGGTAACGCCCGGGGTGTTGTCGGCAGAGCTGGCGGCGGTGGTAACCGGCACCAGGACTTGCTGATTGAGTGCGGCGCGCTCTACACCGGAGTTGCGGGAGACGGCCGGGATAAAACCGGTCAGCTCGCGCGACACCTGGTCGATCGCTTCGAACATATCAGGGATGAGGCTTGTCAGAGTGTTAGCCATTGCGGGCTCCTTGGAATGAAAAAACCCGCAAATGCGGGCCAGGGGTCACTGATGGGTTGTCAGTCCGTGATAGTGGCTTCCTTGGCCGCGGTAGCCTGTTCGGCTGGGCTCAAGGCAGTGAACTGCGCACGGGTGTAGGTTTTCTTGCCACCGTTACCGCCAGCGCCAGGCAAAGCACCCGAGCCAGACTGGCCGGAGCTTTTCAGGATGCTGTCGCGGTGCGGATACTGCTCAACGAGTGCTTCCAGGGCCTCGTCGAAGTCAGCGATCTCGCCAGGACGCACGCGGCTGTAAATCTTGTTGCCGTGCTGGTCATAGGCGACGGTCTTGCCGTCTTCGATCTTGAACGCCTGGCCGAATCGGGCCTGTACGAGGTCTGCGGGGATGGCCAGCTTGTCCGCGATGAGCTTGGAACGGCTGAACGAGCCGCCGATCTTCTCTTCGTAGAGCTGCTGTTCGAATTTGGTCGCCTTGGTGCCGAGCTCGTCGAGTTGGGCCTGATAGCCCTTGCTGATTTCACCCTTCACCCGCTCGATCTCGCCGGCATCCACCAGCTTCTTCGCGTCGAGGTTTGCTACCAGTTCGAGCGCCTTCTTGGCGGCAGCGCCGTCCTCGATCCCCTCGAAGCCCTTCAGCAGCTTCTCAGCGGCCTCTTTGCCTTCGCGGTGAACCTTGGCTTCGCCATTCAGCCGGGTGATCGTGGCGACAGTGGCGGGGGCGTCGAATGCCACCTCCTTACCGTCGTCGTGGATATAAACCGGCTTGCCGTCTTGCAGTACCACGTGGCCTTGCTCGTCGAGTTTCAATTTCATGGGTTGGTCTCCGGGCATCCGCCCATCAGTAGTGCATCCGCACCGGTCGCCCTACGACATCCGCCGATCAGGCATAAAAAAGCCCCGGCGAGTGCCGAGGCTGAAAATTGGGTATGAAAAAGCCCGCTCAGTGGCGGGCCTGGGTGTTCGGTTTGCTATTCGGCCAACCTGTACTCCCCGCCGCACTCAGTGCACAGCGCAGGCGCGGTCTGGCCCATATCGGTTTCGCCGCAGAAGGACCACCACTGACCTGGAGCTAGCTTCTTGCGGCATGGCTGGGGCTTATGAATAACGCCGTTGCCTGGGCGTAGACGCTTATCCCAAGACTCCATCATGCGCGTGTGCTCAGCGCTACCGGAATGGGTATAGCCGCCATCTGCATAGCCGCTACCGAATAACGCGCGAATCAGCTTTCTGATCACCCATTACGCCTCTGGCAGTTGAAAATTGGGCGGAAGGAACTGGGCGGCTGGAGTCGCGGCCATGGCCTCCAATTGAAAGTAATCGGATATTGCTTGAGCTTTGGTAGTAGCCCTCGCGCTAAAGATGCATTGCTCTGCAATCCTCAGGGCTTTAAAGGTGTTTTCGATTACTTTCTTCTGCTGGTCATTTGCAGCCACATAGGCCTGGCGACTTATATCTGGAATATCAATCATTCGATCACCGCTCCCACGCACTCAGGTCATCACAATCCGTTCGCCGCCGAGCAGGCAGAGCACGCAAAGCCGCTGCTTTGTCGCCCCCTTCCCTGCACCGATCTTCGACTCTATGTACTCACGCCCGCCGCACCTGACGCACTGTGGCATACCTGGCGGCCTGGCCATCGCCCGCACGCGCTTGCGCACCTTCTCCTGAGCAGTGTCAGGGGCTGGCGTGCCTTGGATGACGTGGAAGGTTGGGCGGTCAGTCATGCGGTTGATCTTACGCCGCAATCCTCTCGAATGCAGCCGCATCTCGCTCGCGCAGCTGGTCGATGGTCAGGTATTTGCCCTTGTCGTTGTAGAACCGATCCAGCTCCAGGCCGCCGCTGCGAAACAGCTTGCCGCGCGTAGGGCCTAGCACTTCATCCTGCCGTGCCGCTGGCTGATCTTTCAGCCATTTGCCGTAGGTGGTCGACTCCGGCACATACCCATCCAGGCTGGCGCGGGTGCCTTCCCCGATTTCCTCTGCAGTCAGGCCCAGCTCTTCCCATGCCTTGATGATCGGCGTCGAGGTGCTGCGGCATTGCCAGTGCAAGCGGCCAGGGCCCGAGAGCCAGGGAACGCTGTGGCCGACCGGGCGATGCGTGTCGTTGGTGTAAGCCAGCCCATCGCGAAGCCTGCAAGGCTCTGAGGTGCGGCCGTCCAGTGTACTCAGCCACTTAACGCCGGCCATCAAATCGTCGTTGGCCAGGTAGAACGCATCACGCGCGCCCTGGGCAACATGGCTGATCGCTGTTCTGACGACCGCTTCGATATCCTGCCGGCTGCGGTTCAGCAGACCGTCAACGTAGCCATTCGAACGCAGGCCCATAATGCCGCGCACGATCTCGGCAGTTGTCTGCCCGCTGACCATGCCGATGCGTATCGAGTCGCGGATCTGCGCCGCCCTGCCCACCTCCACATCGGCCAGCCACTCGCTGAGCAGCTTGCCCTGGAATGGCCGGCTGAACGCCGCGGCGCGCACCTGGTCAAGGGTCACGCCTACCAGCGGCACGGCCGAGAACACCGGGGCAGGAATCACTGTGGTGAACAGTTGCTGCTGGTAGCTCAGCTCATACTCGGCCAAAGCCTGCAGGTCGGTCGTAACCTGCGCTGCAACCTCGGCGTAAATCTGGCGGTTCAGGTCGCGAACCGAGGCCAGCATCGCTTCCATGTACTGAACGGTGAATCGATCCTCGCCCAGGCGCTCGACTGCCGCTGTCAATCTGGCAGCCAGATCAGTATCGACACGATTGAGCAAGGCAACGATCTTGGCGACCTCTGCATTACTCAGGTGCTGCAGGTCGATCTGGTGGTTTATGGATGCCGATTGCAGCTTCTGGTTAACCGTTGCCATTGGTCCGGCCTATCGCGCCCAGACCCGGCCCTTGTTCGGCGATCTTCTCGCGCTCGTCATCCCACTTCAGATCGCCATTCAGCACACCGCGGCGCTGGACCTCGCCGAACAGCGTCTGCTGCGACAGGTAGCGCGCGTCGACCATGCCCTTGAGCAGCGGCAAGGTCGTTTCTGGTGCGTAATCGACATCGAAGTTCCCATTCACCTGGCAGTTGCCGCCGCTCGGCAGCTTCATCCACTCGGCGAACAGCTGCAGCACCTGGTCAAGGCAGTCTTCTAGCTGGCCAGCCATGGTCTCCAGCGGGCTCATCTCCTGGGCGGCCTCTTCCTCGGCCTGGGCCGCAGTCTTGGTCGCCTGCTTCTCCTTGTGCAGCAGCTTGGCACCAGCGATGCGCATGTCGTCGAGCAGGTCCTGCAGCGATTGGCGGCCGGCCTCGATGGCCTTGCCGGTATGCTCGACCCACTTCATGTCGCCTTCACGCGGGAGTTTGGTGGCGGTACTTGTGCCGACCTTCATCTCCCAGCTCTCGTCCTCGATGCCGATCACGGCGAGCATCGGCACCCGGGCGACGTGCAGGATGTTGTCCTGATCGCTCTGGGACTGCCAGTGCTTGATATTCAGGTGCGCCAGCTCCATCAGGGGAGGCGTGGCGGTCATAAAGCCGGTGCGCTTGGTGTAGAGCGTGGCGAGCGGGATCTTGTCGAGGGTGGTAGTGCCCCTTTCGTGCTCCTGCCACTCTTCTTTGCCGCCTTCGGTCTTCACTTTGCGGTAGGTGAACCACAGGCCGGGTTCCAGGACGCGGACCTGATCGACCTGCTTGGTCAAGAATTCGTTTTCGGGGTCTGGCTCTTCGACCGACTCCATGAAGCGGAACTGGGTCAATACATGCTCGCCGCCCGCGGTCTTGGCCTTCCAGCCGAGAACCTGGCTGTGGCGAATGATGACCGTATAGGGGCGGACTCCGGCCTTGATCTCGTCAGCCTTGGTGACCAGGCGGGTGGAGCCATCCGGGGCAGCCGTCTGCGGGTAATCGACAAGCACATGGCACAAGCCGTAGCCCAGGCCGCCACTGAACAAGGTCTGCGCCCAGACCTGCAGGTTGTTGCCCTGGCGGTCGATGTTCTCTGCGTAGGTCTTGATCTGCGCCGGCACGGTCTCGCCAAGCACGATTGGCTCGGCAAACACGCGGCCGGTCATGTTCTGCACGGTCTCGCTGTACGCCGGCAGCAGGGTCGAAGCGTCGCGGCGCGATTCGTAGGCGTCCTGCTCCTCCTTCGGCCACTTCGGCAGGAACTTGGTGCCCGCCTTGCGAATGGCCTTAGTGCCGCCCAGCAGCGCGTCAACGATTACCCAGTCTTCCTGCATGTCTACGACTGCGGGAATGGCTGTACTTGGGTCGTTGGCCATGCGGTTACATCCTGAGTGGGGTGCTGGAGGCGGTGCGTTTGACGATTGGGTATTCTTTGTGGATGAAATAGCCTCCGGCGTCTGGCCGGTGGTCGTTACCTTGGCTCTTGTCCGGTTCGCCGTTAGCGCCCCACACCTGCTGCTCGAGGTCGTCGGCATAGGTCGGGCACTTGTCGGCGTTCACCCGATAGCGGCGCTCCTGCTGTGCGTTGCAGAACATGCCGTTCATGGCGTTAATTCGGTCTTTCACTGGCGGGTTGGCCGCCGGCGCGATGACCTTGAAGCCTGCCTGCTTGAGCAGCGCGATGTCCGTCTCGCTGGCGTTCACCGACTTGCGTGAATCGCCCGATGCATCTGGGTAGATCCTGATTTCCCGCGTCGGCTTGTACTGGCCTTCGGCATACAGCCAGTACCGCTCTTTGAGCTGCCTGATCATGTCCGGCGTGTCGTAGGCGTTCACGATCTCATCGACCGCGTGCGGCAAGCCAAGGCGCTTGACGTGGGTTATTGCCGCCATCTTGCCGACGTTGAAGTCCATGCCGACGAATATCGGCTCGCCAGGCTCGACCACCTCCATGCTCGCGTTCAGCTTGCGGTTGTAGGTGTGGTAGATCGTCCCACTGGTCAGGTTGACGAACTGGCCTCGCAGATAGGCCTGAATCAGCTGCTCGGGATATGACTCCAGCAGCGACGGTATGTAGTCCTCTGGCAGGTTCAGCTCGTTGTCGAACGTGCTTGCCTGCACCAGTCCGTACATCGCCTGTGCCGCTGGCTTGTCGCGCAGCTGCTTCACGAACTGCTGGAAGACGAACTTGAAGCCCTCCGGTGTGGTCGTAACGTCGACCCCGTTCTTCAACCCGTCCAACTTGTAGCGCATCCGGGCGATGATCTTGCGCCAGGCCTGCTGCGCCTTGATGGCGGTCAGCACGTCCAGCTCATCGACCAGCGCGTGGCCGATCTTGAAGCCGACAATCGTCTGCGGCTTCTCCATCGACCGGCATATCACAGTGCCGCGGTACCGCCGGCCTCCGTACAAGTGAACTTCGTGGTTCGCCTGGTTGACCTTCGTCTTCAGCCCCCAGTCGAATGCCACCTCGTCGATGGTCGGGTAGAAGATGTCGCGGATCTGCGGGTAAGTCGGAGCGAAGTACCCAGCGTTCACGCCAGGCCACTCCATGAAGTGCCGGCAAAGCGCCGAACAACCGACCCAGGTTTTGCCCGACCCGAACCCGGCAACGAATGCCCGGAACTTGTGTGGCAGCTGGATGAACTCAGCCTGCGGGACGTTAAGCGTCGGCATCAGGCTTTCTCGCGTCCACCACCGTCACCTCAACTCGGCTCGGGAGTGGTTCGTCGTCGTCCTGATCGGCTTTCTTGTGGCGATTCACGTAGACATCGCCGCACTCCTTGGCGGCCTGCTCCAGCAGCTGAGCAGTCAGCGCCATGTTGCGCATGTTCTCGGCCTTCTCGGCCATCCTGCCCAGGGCGCGTAGCCGGAAGGCGCGGTTGGCTATCGGGATATCTGCCGTGTCCTCGCGAAAGCGCTTGCGAGTGTCGTGGAACAGGGTCTGCCACCTTGCCGCGAGCGTCCTGCTTGCCCGCTTTGTTGGGTCATGCGACTCAACCAGCTGCCGGGTGACATCGATGTCAAATTCTTGCTTGACGGCTTGCACCACCTGCGACGGGGTGTCAAAGCAGGCCAGCGCCTGAACGATGAAGGCCTTCACCTCGTTATTCAGGGTTGCCATAGTTTGGATTCCGTCTAGTGCCTGTCAAATTTCAGGCCGACTTGAGCAGACAGGTTCCGCAAGCCCTCGCAATATGCAGTTTGGCGACCTCGGCAGGCTGATTTGCGGCGTCTACCAAGGCCTGAACCTCAGTGCTCGCGCCGTAGCGGCGAACGACACCAATGAACTCTTCGACGTCATGCCCGCGCATCTCAAGCTTGGGCATTCCCTCTTCCGTGAACTTGGGGGAGCCTTCGTTATCTGTCGCCTGGGCGATGTGGTACAGCTCATGCTCCACCAGGGCGCAGAACTCAAGGTCAGTGCAGGTGGCGCAGAAGTCGGCGGCCAGGGTGATAATGAAGGCCGGCACTTCGCCGAACCAATCCAGCATCTGCTGCTCCATCCGGGCTTTCTGCCAACCGCCTGCGCGGAACGCAACCTGTTCGGCCTGGCCCAGCACAACCCTGCCCTGCTTCGCGAACCCGCTTGATGCCCACATGATGCGAATGTCGCCATCAATCAGGTGGGCGTGATCTTCGTTATGGATGCTGCCTGTGTCGGCAAGGATCTCGGCAGTGAGCCATTCCCATACTTCAGGGGCTGGGCTTAACCGTATGCCCGGGCATTCCAGCAGGTCGGCGGGCGGCATTGGCCTGGTGTTCACTTGGACGCCTTGAAGTGAATTGTCGCTGCTTTACGAAACCAGTAGTCCAGCTTTTCCGGGCAAACGCCCAGGCCGGTCAGGCGAGCCATTGCAACAACGCCGACAACGTAGAACTTCCACCACCAGGCAAACTTCACCTCAGCGATGAGTGTGTGCTTGGTTCTGGCCACTACTCATCCCCCGCAGCCAGCATGTTGGCCGTCTCTTGGTGGAAGTGCCCGGCCAGTGTGGCGACCAGAAAGCCTTGAAGTATCCCGGCCTGCTTGGCCTTGTTTATCGCGGCCGCCATCTCGTTGGCGAACTCCACAAGAGCGGCGTTCGCCTCTTCGCTCACCGGCCGGGCCGAGTAGATGCGGCTGATAGTGCCTGTCACTGGACGCCGCCTTCACGTGGACCGTCTTTCAGCTCTGGCCCACGAACAAGATTGATGGTCTTCCCTTCAGCGTTCTCGATGTAAATGGTTGGGTAGTCCATGGTGCTGAAGTGGACGCCCTCATCGCAGTCGAGGACCAGCATATAACCTGAGCATTGCTGGCTATCGTCGCGCTCAACCCGATATGGGCCGCAGCATGGGTGGCAATACTGATCACCGTTCTGGCTGATGCATTTGATGGTGTACATAAGGCTCATTGCGTATCTCCTTTCTCTCTACTAAAGGCCTTCCCGATCGCTCAAGAGGCCCAAATTCTACAAATCACGACATCATCCAACGCACAGTCAGCGCCACGGCATAGATCAGGGCCAGCAGCAACAGGAAGCAGGCCAGCAGGAAGCGGCACCAGGCGACCAGCTCATCAGTGGCGCGGTGGGATAGCGCCCAGAAACCCACCGCCAGCGCTATGAGAACTGCGGGGATTGTCCAGGCCATCAGCTCACTCCAGGGCTACCAGATCCAGCCAATTGTGATATGAGAGACGACCCACAGGACGGCTTCGATAGCCACCCATCCGGCGAGCGCAGAAAGGACAATCACAAGCTCAAGTACGCCTTTAGCGTTCATTTCCACACCACCGCTTTAAGCTCACGGATCATGTCGGGCAGGCTCATGTGCTTACTCAGCTCGGCATAGACGAACCAGCCGCGAACCATGACCCAGGCCGGGAGGCCGCAGACGAAGATGATGCCGGCCAGCGCAATCACGCCGATGTCATCGTTCGCGAAGTGCTGCAGCTCGAACCAGCGGATGACGAACGCGCCACCGGCGATGCTCGACACCACCGTGCAGATCATCGCCACAACGAACTCGCGCACGGTCTTCGGCAGGGTCATGGCCATCACCACAATGGTGACCAGGACAGCAGCACCTGCGCCCAGGACGCCCAGCTTGTACAGCGCGATCCCGCCGAATGCGGTAGATGCTGGCTCTGTCATGTCTCTGGCTCTCATAGGCGTGACCTTGGCCTTCGCCGGCCGGGCTTGCGTTTGTTTGGCGGCACCGATTTGAGCATGCCTATCGAACCGGCAGAGGCGTGGTGCCTTGCTTGGTGCCACTCCAAGGATTCGAACCTTGTGTCGTTCGCTTACGAGGCGACTGCATCACCATCAATGCTTGAGTGGCGTAATTGGCTGGCAAACTTGGGATCGAACCAAGGACCGCCCGGTTAACAGCCGGGTGCTCTACCGCTGAGCTACATGCCAAGGAATAAAAAGGCCGGGTGTGACGCCGGCAAGGCGCTGGGGAGCAGCGGATCAGATAGTCGCGTTGTTCTGCACCAGGCAGCGCTGGTAGTGCCAATCGGCCTGATCTGGCGGCAGCATGAAGGACAGCTGCGCGATGATCGCGGCGCACTGCTCCATCACCTGGCGGACGTGGTCGGCCTGAGCGGTGTTGAATTGGCGCAGTGGAGGATTGGCGCAGCCGCACAGAAGGATCGCCGCAAGAACCAGTGTCTTGTGCATGGCGACCTCCTGCCGTTTGGCTGGAGCAGAAACGAAAAACCCCAGCGCAACGGCCGGGGTTTCTGGGTGGCTTTGCCTTGGGGGCAGAGCCACAAACTAGAATCCAGTATCAACTAGCCGAACGGGAATGTAAAGCGTGTGTTTACGACATTTTTATGCCGTTATGCTGCATGCGCTTCATCCTTCATCTGGTTGACCACAACGGCCACAGGGCCCAGAGCCATCCTGTCTATGTCGTTGCACACGTCAAAGCATATCTGCACGAACGGCTGCCATTCACGCGCCCAGTTTTCCGACACCAGGTGCACCCCGTAAACGTCCAGCAGCGCGGCACGGAAACCCTCCGGCGACGACAGCGGGTCAGGTGCCGACGATTGGCCGCCCTGGTGCATGCGGCGGTACCGGTAAAGAACGCCCCGGGCGACATACTCAGCGCGCTCGGCCTTCTTGGCAGTCATCCGGGCGATACGCGACATAGCCCCGGCGAATACCAGAGCCTCTGCCGACTCGCGGTGATCGTTGTTCGCCAGCGGGTTGTACATCCAGTGACCGAAGGCGCGCACATCGCTGCGCAGGGTGTCGATTGCCTGTTGGATGTAGCCTGCCAGGGCCTGGTGCGCGGCGTGGTTCGCGTTGATCCGCTTGGCGGTCTTCTGGACCGAGCACTCGAGCTGGGCCAGTTCCAGGGAGTGCGCCATGGTCGAATCCCACGGCATGTAGAAAGCATCGTGCCACCCGCTGCGTGCGCTGTTCAGTATCATGCTGCATCCCCCTTGAGCATGTCCGGGCTCACCGTATGGCGGGCCACTTCGCCGAATTCGCTGTGCATGACGATGCACTTCATGTTCTGCCGCGCACGGTAGCCGCCGAATGCTGCATAGGCATCCTTCGCGGTCAGGGTGTTGAAGCTCTCGACGGTGACGCCGGCGTATTCCTTGACGCTCTGGTGATGGACGTGGCCCAGGTACCAGTAGCGGAACTCGGTTCGGCCCCATGCCTTGGCCTGGTCTGCCGCCATGACGCCGGGCAGACGCTCGATCTTGCAGGTATGGCCGTGGTGGGTACCGATCAGCACCTTGCCGTGCTCGATGTAGTGAAATGCCGCCGGTGCCTTGTCGATCAGGACGCGGGGCTCGTTCTCGTAGGTGTGGCGCAGGGCCACGCTCATCCAGAGCGCCCCGGTGTCGTCGTGATTGCCCACCACATTGATCACACGGACGGTCTTGTGCTTGCGCAGCGCCGAGGTGATGCACTGCCTCATGACCATCATGCCTACGTCGATCATCTTGGCGTAGCGGCCATCCAGATCCATGACGTGGCCCGAGCGGCTGGTCATGCCTTCCATGTTGTCTGCGTGCAGCCAGTCGCCAAGGTTGATGATCACCGCCTGCTCTGCCGGTGGGGCCAGGTCTACCAGGGCCGCCATCGCGCCACACTGCACGCGCACGGCCTCGGTCATGTCCCAGCTGTCGCCCTGCGTTTCCTCGCCCCAAGCCCTCATTCCAATGTGGGCATCACCGATGGGGTAGATGGCCATCAGGTGCGCCAGGGTGATCAGCGGCCCGGAAACCGATTCGACCTGCGGCAGTTCGGCGGCCATTGCCTCGGCCGCGGCGATGAACAGCTCGCGCTGGCGCTCATGATCGATGTTGGTCTTCACCCACTGGAGCTTCTGCTTGCCGTCGTCGCCGTACAGGGTGGAAGTACCCTTGAGGTGGAAGCCATCAGGGACAACCTTGGTCATGTCGTGTTCAGGACTCCACCCCTGGCGCGCAAACCGGGCCTTATGGGCGTACAGGTTCCGCTCATGCAGGCCGAGCAGCTTGGCGGCCTGGGCAACCGTTCGACCGGTCAGCGCTTCCTTCATCTGCTCATCCGAGTGCTTGCGGGCTGTCATTGGGCTTGCTCCTGTGCGGCATCGGCGATGGTGTAATGCTTGGGTGACTTTCCGGCGTGAATGTCCAGCAGGCGTGACATATGAGGCTCCATAAGCGCCCTCGCCTCGCGCCACCCCGCCCCATTGAAGTTCCGGTCATCCACCAGCTTCCCGGTGACCTTGGCGTCCACCAGAATCGCCAGACAGGCCAGCGCGCCGGCCAGGTTGTGCACGCCGTCTTCGGGATCTACTTCATTGCCTTCAAACCAGTCAGTCAGGTGGCGCATTGCAGCGTCCACGTAGATCGATGGCCGCACACCCGCATGCCGCCAGTTCGACCGGCCGTACTTGAGCATGCCGTTGGCCAGGCCGATGCAGCCGAATGCCGTGGCGGACATTGGCCAGAGGTGCAGCGGAAGTTTCAGGCTGCCCAGCTGGTCCTTCGGGTTGGTTTCCTTGCTCATGCAGGCTCATCCCCATCAAAGATCATGGCCAGCGGCCCCATGCGAGCCTCTGCGTCTACTTCGGCGAACGCATCCGAGATGAAAATCTGCATCAGGCCGAGGTCGGTGTATTTTGCCAACACCTGGCGCAGCTCTTCCTGCATGGCTTCGTGCATGTTCAGCTGCTGGCCGAGACGGTCGACCTTGGTGCCTATTGGGGTGACTTTGCTGTCGCTCATGGCCTGGCCCTCTAGCGGTTGAATTTCCGGTCGCGCTCCATGCGGCGCAGGCATTCCTCTGGCGCTTCGCCTGGCAGTAGGTCGTAGCCACAACCCATAGTGCCGCCCTTCCAGGATCCAGTTCCCTCGCCCACCTCACCGCTGAACTCAACCCAGATAGAGCGCGTGACGCGGGCGAACAGAGGGCACCACTTCAACCAGCGTCGGCGACTTTCCCATTCCTCAACACGAATGACGGCCCGGCGCTCCTGCACCTCTCCAGAGCTCAGAACGTAGGTGTATGGCAGGTCTTTCTTCCAGAGATCGAGCGCCTTCTGCTCTTCCCAGCTGAGCCGGCCTCCCTTCCTGAAGAACTCATGCGACCACGACTCATCGGCCAGCAGCTGGCTCTTGCGGTGAACACTCCATGACCAGGGCAGGTCAATGATCTTGGTCTTATCGCGCCAGTTGAGGTGGATCGCATGGCCGTCTACGAGAGAAAACCCCCAACGGTCGCCCATGCAGTCCCGCGCCTCACCCATCCAGCGCTCGAAGAAGCGCAGGCGGATGTAAAAAACGGGCCAGCCCAAGCAGAAATTGAGCAGGAACCGGCGATCATTCAGCACAAAGCCGAATGCGAGTCCAGGGCGACCTGCAACCTCGCCCCAGCTAGCGCGCGCAGACCAATAGCTCTTCCGACCCTTGTTGCTTGGCTCGTAACTCCAGATGCCCATAAACCGCATAATCGATTCTTTCACGCTGACTTCCTCTTCATCTGGCGCACCAGGGCGCGGTAATGGGCCTTGATGCCCTGCAGGTCTTCGGTCATCGTCCTAAGCCCTTGTGTGCGGCAGTTCATTGGCGACCAAGTAATCGTTTCTTGCCTTTACGGCGTCTTCGATCTTTTTGAAGCGCCCCAGGTGGATCTGCTTCTTCTTCCACTGAACCTTTGCCGCCCACTTTCCTTTGCTCCAAGAAACCCCTACGTGGCCGCTTGTGTTCTTGTCTGTCAGCTTCCTGTTTGCTGCCTGCACGTTGTAATCGGCATATCGGCAATTTCCAGGCTCATAGCCTTTGCTCGATTCAATGCGATCAAGCGTTAACTGATCGGTGTATCCGTTCGCGAGAGACCACTCCATGAATGGCTCAAAGCTCATCCATTCCTCGCAGAGCGTTACCCCGGCGTACTTCTCAACCTCGGGACCTCTCGGGCTAAGGCATCGGCGCTTCATGTTTGCCCAGGTGACGTGGAGCCTGCTGTTTGCGTTGTTAAGCCCATGAGTCGAACGCTTCTTGCCTGCGCGCTTGTTCACGCACGGAGTGCAGAATCCCGTCATGACAGTCAGTCTTTCCATGCGCGACTCAAATTCAGCAGAGCAGTCGGGGCAGCGAAACAGCCCCATCGATCTTTTGTAGCCACTCACCTCAGCAACAAATTCTCGAATCAGATTCACATTGCTATCCATGAATGGGCCTCCCCTGCTCGCCGCTGAAGACGATTGGCTTTTTTGGTGAAAATGGCCTTGAGCCTTTTCAAGTACGCAATGTCATGGCCTGCCCGCCCCTGACAGGACTCAAGCCACTCGACTCGCGCCTGGCCGATCCTTTCAATCAGTCGAGGCCGGTAGCCAGCGATGTTTCCGCTTAGGTGGTTGTTACAAACAGAGCAGGCCTTATGCATGTTCAGCAGGTTGAAGCGCAGGTGCGGGGCCGCGCCAACACTACGGAAATGCGAGCAGTGCCACTGGCCAGCCCAGCTGGCAGGTTTATCGCAGCTGACGCAGCCAAGTCCGGAATCGCGCAGGCGGACATAGCGGTTGATTGCCACCTGTGCTTCCTTGGCGTAATCGCCGCGAGACTTGACCCGCTCCTTGGCCGCGCGAATCTGCTTGCGCTCCACCTGATCAATTGCCTTGCGGGCCTTGTCCTTGTTCACGTCCTTGATGGCTAGGCCGCACTTGGGGCTGCATACGGCTTGGCCCAAGCGTTGCGGGGTGAATTTGGCGGCGCAGGCTGGGTTGCGGCAGGTCTTCGGGCGTGGGGGCTTGGTTGGGAGGCTCATGCACCGTCTCCCCAAAGGAAGCAGCAGACGCCAATGGCATCAGCAAGCGCCACGATTGCCCACCACTCGGGATTCTTCGGGGTGAAGCCAATGACGCCAAGTACGAAGATCAGCGCGAGAGTGAGAATGCAGGCAAGCATGAAAAACGCCGTGTTGTTTCTCATGCGGCCTCCCAGTCGATCTTGGCCGGCATCGGCGGGATGGTTTCGAGCGTGTTCAGGTTCAGCAGGGTGAAGTAGCCACCCTTCCCCGGCATCCAGCCGGCGGTGTCGATGTGGTGCACGTTGCCCAGCACGACCGGGTGCTTGAGCGGCGTGTGGCCACAGACCAATGCGCGCAGACCCTCAACATGGTCTTCGTCGTTCTGCTCGATCCGGCTGCGCGACCACATGAGCGTGTTCTTCACCAGTTTCAGGCGCTTGGCTGACTCAGGATTGCCCAGTTCGTCGATCAGCTGCGCCCAGCTCGGGAAAGGGCAATCGGCGTGCACAATGCCAACCAGGCCGCCGGCCGTCTCGACTTCAATGGCCACGGGCAGATCACGGAACTGCGCCGCGAACTCGCGCTGCTCATCCCAGTTCAGACCGGCAAACCAGGTGCCGCCGTTGTAGATCCAGTTGTCCACGTCGCAGGTGTCGAAGCGGCACACGTAGTCGTCGTGGTTGCCGCGCACCGGGTGAAACCAGGGCTTTGCCAACCAGTTGAGCACCTGGCGGCACTCCGGCCCACGGTCGACCAAATCGCCGACGGAGAACAGGCGGTCAATCTCTGGATCAAACTCGACCCTATCCAGCGCCTCCTGCAATAGCGTGAAGTGCCCGTGAATGTCGCCGACAGCGAAGTCTCGGCCCTTATCGTTTGGCGGGTAGCGGTGAACAAGGGTGTGCATTGGCTCGATCATGCGGCCTCCTGACTCAGCAAATCATCAAAGACCACACCCTTGGCGCTGAACTCGGCCACGATCTGATCGGTGTATGCGATGCCCTGCGCGCGATTGAACAGGCGGGTGACTGGGAAACCATCAGGGCCGAACAGCGCGCAAGGCCCCATCAGCTCCAGCTTGGTTTCGTAGGTCAGCAGCAGGAATGACACGTTCCAGGCGTGGCGGAAGTCCTCGCACGCCTTGCGCATGATCGGCACGCCGAAGTGCAGCTTGCAGTAGCGGCGGGCATCCTCTACGTCGCCGATCTGCGTCATCTGGGCGATACGCTGGTACATGGCGAACCAGAGGGCGTTCTGGTCGAGGGTGCGGTCCTTGCCTGGGCGATAGCTCACCACGACGAACTTATGCTCACGGAAGGCAGCGGTCAGCTTGGTGATCGCCTCCGACAGCCTGGCCGCGCTGTTCACGCTGACTTTTTCGCAGCTAGCCATTGATCAGCGCTCCCCCGCGAACCTGCATAACCCGGCCGCAGCACTCAAGGCGCACAGGGTCACGGCCTGAAATGCTCCAGCCCTGGCGTACCATCTTTTCGATCTGGGCGCGGAGAGCGTGGTATTGGCGGGTGTATTCGATTGCGGGGAGGTCACGCATGGGCCACCTCCTTATCCAGTCGCGCCAGCTCGGTGCGCGACACCGGGAGGTGCAGGATGGTTTTCAGGTCTTGCCAGCTGTATTCGCCGGGCTGGTGGCGCTTTCTAAGGGCCGATTCACACCACCATCCAGAATGGCCCACTGCACGCACGCCAAGGCTGTAACCAAACCTGCTTTGGGAATTGACCATCAGCACACCATCAACCAGCGTGCTTTCGCCGGGAGCCAGCACATCAACAACCGGGTACTCGCCGTTCAACTCTGGAAACCTTTTGCTCTGCAAAATAACTATTTCGCCAATCGCGAACTTTGGCTGGTCCATCACGCCACCTCCACTGGAGCCAGCCACGCCTTGCTGGAACTCGGCGAGTTCAGGGTGCCGCCATCGGCCTTCGAGAACCGGCGCGTCTCCTTGCCGTAGCGGATGAACAGAACCTTGTCGGTCATGCGAGTGACCTTGGCGCGGACAAAACCGGCTGAGCCGTTGTCGACGTTTACGGCGCTGCCGACTTCAAGGCTGGCGATGAATTCACGGGATGGCTTAGGCATGGGTCTGCTCCTGCTTCGCGTTGATGGCATCGGCCACAGCCCGCTTCTTGGCGGCGAGCGCGCGGCGTTCCTTCCGGGCATCCCATAGCCGCTGGACTTCTCGACGGCGGCGGGCGGCCTGGATGTCGTTTTTCACGGCCTGCCACTTGGCGCGCAGAGCCTCAGATGGCGCAGGGCCTTTCCCGGTCAGCAGGCCGGCGATGGCCTGGCCGTCCCGGGTGATCGGTTCGTGAGTGAGCTGGGCGACGTGCTCGCGGACAATGTGCGCAGGCAGGCGGCCAAGGCGGCCGGCTTCCTCGACTGCGACCAGGCGGCGCTGGGCGTCGAATCCAGGCGACAGCGACCACTTCACCGGGGTGCCTTCGCGGCGGGCGGTGTCGACCAGGCGCTGGTAGGCCGACAGGAACGACATGCGCGCCCCGATCTTGTCGCCCGCTTCCAGCACGGCCCGGGCAGCGCCGAGGGCCAGCTGGATTTCGTCGGTCAGCACCACGCTGTCGTGTTCGTCCGATGCGGCCAGGGCTAGGGCCCATGCCTCGTTCGGCTCTGGTCGGCCATCGGCAGCCTGGACGCGCTGCAGGATAGCGGCCAGGGTGAGCTTGCCGGTCAGCTCCCGGCGGCAGGCCTGCAGCGCGGCGGCGATGTCGGCGATTGGATAACAGGCCAGGTCCTGGGCCATCAGGTCGGCAGCGTTCGCGCTTAGCGTCTGGCCGAGGGTTTCAGCCGTTGCACACACCGCGGCGGCGAGCTGGGCCTGTTCTTCAAAGGAAAACATTGCGCTTACTCCCTTCGGCACGCTCACGGATCAGCCGTGCGGCTTCCTGCGCTGCGTTGACGTTGGCTTGGGTGTCTTCAAGTTGGCGGGCTGTGCGGCCGTTCATCTGGCGGCCGGTTGCCCATTGGGTGCGGATGGCTTCGGCCTTGCTCACCAGCAGACCGAAGTCATGCAGGCTGCGCAGGTAGAACTGGTCGTTGATGGATACGAAGTAGGCGGCAACGTGGGGCGCTTCCTCTGCGCCAAGCCGAGAGACCAACTGGCCTATCTGCGCATTGACCTTGGCGTTGCGGACTGGCTCGACGCTGTAGCGGTCGAAGTAAGCGGCGGCATAGGCTTGCCAGGTAGCTGCGTTCGCTTGCTGCTGCTCGGTCTTTGCCTTGGGCGGCCTCTGCTTTGGCTCAAGCGTCTTGACGTTCGACTGCGGCGCAGGAGCGGCAGCGAGCTGCAAGGGCTTTTCTTCCGGAATCGGAGAATCAGGAATCAGAGAATCAGAAGAGAGGGAATCAGGAATCAGAGAATCAGGGGTTTTTCCATCGTTAATGGACGGTGAAACCACCGTTAATCCACCGTTAACCACTGTTTCCGGGGCCTGCGAGGGTGCTGGTGTCTCGCTCCCCTCTACAAATGCAGGCAGGGTTGAAGCCTTCTCGGTGTTGTGCGGCGCTTGGTGTTTCTTGAAATTCAGCACCTCAACTACGGATACACCGGCAGTAACGTATCGACGCACGAAGCCTAACCGTTGAAGAACGGTTAACTCACCGTTAACGTCGCAGTCGTAGTAAGGGAACAGCTCGGCCTTGATCAGGCGCGGCTTGTCTTCCAGGCGGCCTTCACGATCAGCCAGGCACCAGAGACCAGCAAAAAGAATTTGTGCAATCGGCCCGGCGTCAGCCAGTTCGTAGTTCTTGAAAAACGCCGGCTTGATGTTTCTTGCCCTTGCCATTAGGATTACCTCAGTTCGTTACACCATCTAAGCCACCCTGCCCGGTGGCTTTTTTGTGCCTGAAATTCAGGCGGCCTTAACCGATGCTTCGAGCACTTCGAGGCTCTTGCGCGCACCGGCCAGCTCACGGTTGATCAGGCCCTTCTCGGTCTGCGAGACATGGCCGTCGTCCAGGGCGTCGGTGACGGCTCGGGTCACGTCGGCGACCTCGGCGGACATGTGCAGCAAAGCGCTGGTCAGCGTTGTGGCCGCGGTCTTCTCCTTCGCTACCAGATCGAAACCGAACTCGCCGGCCAGGGCCTGGAGCGGGCGCATATCACCGGAGTGCAGCAGCAAGGCATACAGGTGCTTGGCGTTCATCCAGTGCCCGTCGTTGTCCGGGTTCACGCGCTGCAGCAGGCTTATCTGCGGCATGTTCATCAGGGCTGCGAGCTTCTTGGTATCGGCGTCTTTCACCACGTCGTGGCACGCCCTCAGAAAGTCTTCCATCCGTAAATCCTCGATTTTCTTTCCGTGGAGCCATCGACTTCGCGCTGGCAACCTGTCACCACTCGATCAATGACAGGGACTTACCCATGCAACCGACCGTTGAATCACTCCAGGGCGAACTGCTTGCCCTTCGCGGCTTTGTAGCCTCCCTGCTGGAGGTGATGCCGCTTGCTACGCGGGTCCAGTTCGCTGCGCGGCTGGACCGTAATCTGTTGCTGCTCAAGCCTTGCCAGGGCTCAGAACTCAGGGCTGGATTTGAGCGAGGTGTCTCGGCTCTTTTTGCTAAGCAGCGGATTCGGCCGGGTACAGATCAGGCCGTAGTTCGTGGCGAGGAACGCCGCTCGCAGCCTCGATCTTGATAACCCTTTCGGCTGGCACGTTTCCGGTTGCGCACATGCGCTGTACCGCCTGAGGCGTGCACCCGAGAGCACGGGCCAGGGCTGATTGCCCGCCTGCCGCTTTTGCTGCTCGCTGAATGGCGCTGTCTTCCATTGTCGGACTCCGCTGTTATCTACAATTTAAAGTTACAGCTCAAGCGGCAATTTTACAAGTGAGAATTGCAATGCTTGCTACAACGCATGGTTGTATGTTTTCCGCCATGGAAAAGATTGGTCGCCGCATCGCCGCGGCAAGAGAAAAGAAAGGGCTTAATCAGTCTGAGCTGGGCCGCCTCCTGGGCGTCTCACCTCAGTCCGTGCAGGCGTGGGAGTCTGATAAGAACGTGCCCCGGCCACGGCGGCTGTCGGAAATTGCTGCTGCCATAGATCTGGATTTGGGCGACCTACTCAGAACAACACATCGCACGGGCGACGACTTCGTTCAGGCGCTCGGCGAAGTGGTCGGCGCGCACAGCAACTTGCGAGCAGTTGCGCAACCGCACAGGGATGCTAAGGGGTACCCATTGATCAGTTGGGTGGCGGCAGGGTGCTGGGAAGAATCTTGCGATAACTTCAACCCCGGCGACGCAGATGAGTGGCTTACTTCAAGCGCCAATGCGGGTGATTTTGGTTATTGGCTGGAGGTAAGCGGCCCGTCGATGGAGCCTACCTTTACAAGCGGAATGCGAATTCTGGTAAAGCCGGAGGGCTTCGACCTTACGAGCGGCAAGTACTACGTTGCCAAATTACTGGATACCGGCGAGACCACTTTCAAGCAGTACCTGCGCGACGGTGGCCATAGCTTCCTGCGGCCACTGAATCCTGCCTTCCCCGTTATTCCAGTAACTGACAACGTGGCGATCATCGGCTACGTCATTGACGCCAAGCTCCCGCCAATCTTCTAGGTATCGGTTACGAGGAGGTCACCATGCGCACACTGATTGCTGCATCCCTACTGGCGCTGTTGGCTGGCTGTGCCGGCACCAACTTCAGCTACGACAGCGCGCGCCAGGTGAAGGTCGGCATGACTGAGGCCGAGGTCACCCGATTGATGGGGCCACCCTACTCCGTAGCATCGCGTGGCGACGAGCAGATGTGGGTGTGGAGTCGCGCCAACGGCTTCACCGGTGCAAGCCGTGCCGTATCCTTCAAGATGAAGAACGGCCAGGTCATCGAAGTGCCGCAGATCCCCGAGTCATTCAAATAGCCAGCACAAGGAGAAAATCCGTGCGCATATTAATTTATGTGGCCGCTGCGATCCTGCTGGCCGGCTGCGGTCATTCGCAGATCGGTTACAGCCCAGTGGCACCGCAGGGCATCACAATTCAGCAGGCCGCATCTGTGGTCGAACAAGGCTTCTATGAGGACTACAGCCAGGAGAAGCCGCAGACCGCCATGGTCACCGAGGAGTTTATCGGGCTATCAAATGGCACCGTTACACGCGGCCTTACCACAGGCACAGCACAGATGTTCGGCGGCGTAGCGTTAGGCCTGGGCTCCACCTTCTTGCGAACTGAAGAGATCAACCAGCGCATCTACTTCCGGGCACTGGGCGTGCCAATAGTCTCGAAGCGCAACGGGCGAGAGAACCGTTACGCCGTGACCATCCGCCTGGCCGAGGGTGTGACAGCCCGCAACGTGTACTTTCGCTCCGAGCAGCGCGCCCGCGAGTTCGCCGACGCCCTGGTCTACCTGCGCGACTCTAGCGCCAGGGGCACACTTCGCGCTCAGCCAGCAGCAACCCCTTCTGGCATGCCAACAGAGAGCGCCTACAAGGAGCAACAAATCCGCGAACTTAGCCAGCAGAACCTGCCCTACGAGGAATACCAGAAGCGCTACCGGCAGATAATGGGGGGCCATGATGAGTGACGAAGATCGGGCGGAAAGGGAGCCCTGGCGCGTAAGTATTGCCGAGTTCAAAGGGTTCTTGGGTCATGTTCAGCGGAGCACCTCATGTCCGGTCTGCCCGCACCGGGGCGACTGGACGATCCATGTTGACGCTGAAGCCCCGAATTTTGGCCTTGACCCGAATCTACTGGTCTACGTGATACCAGGCTTCTCGCCAGACAACCTCGACAAGGCCAAATATCGGCAAGGTCACTTTGCGATGGAGTGCCCAAACTGCGGCACGGTGCAGTTTGTTTCCTGCTTGTCCGTGGCTCGGCACCTTGGTCTATTCCCGGAGCAAAAAACTGATGGCTGAACACACTATGCCACTGGCGTGGCGTGACAAGGCGCTGCGTCAAGGTGATACTGGTAACGGTAATCCACCTGGAGGCGGCGACATGGAATCCAGAATCATCAACCTAGAGCATGCCATGACGGACGTTAAAGTGGCCCTCGGCAAGGTTGAGACTCGCCTAGAGCATATTGAGAGAACCATGCTTACCAGGGGGCAGATGGCGGTATATGCCCTATTGGCCGGGATCGCAGTGTTTGGGGCTGGCTGGTGGGTAGTCCAGCAATATCTTGCGCCGCTTGTGGCTAACCTACCGAAGTAGCTGGCTTATCGAGCTCTAAGTCCTCCACCGGAGGCCGGCGCATTCCGGTTTAACCGAAGCGCTGTCTGAGCCCCGCCACCGAGCGGGGCTTTTTGTTTCCGCCTCCTGAAATAGCATCCGACTGAAACCAGGCCCGCCGTGCGCGGGCTTTTTTGTGCCTGCGATTTGAGGTTTCTTTGTGCGCAAACTGAAAAATTACAATTACCGCTTGCAGACTACAATTTTCAGTTGTAGATTTACCTCAACGCCGGCAAACACCGGCAGCGACACCGGGCTCTGGCCCCCACTCTTTAAAAACTTGATGGACGCCGAGCTGGCCGATGCATAGCCAGCGGACGTACCGCGCAACGGTACGCAGCGATTCGACCTTATGTCGGCGCTGGGCATAGGAGACCTCATTCGGAGGGCGTGGCTGGAGAGGCTGCGTGGTGACAAGTAGGTGTATGGCTAATGGCGGCATGACCCCAGGCACACCGAAAAGCATCAACGGGAAAGCGACCGTTGGCCTATGCAAGGAATAGAGATTACCTGCCCGTTACCAGCGGGCAGGATGCTCTCCAGAACGCCATTGAGAATGGCTTTGCGGAAAGCATCATTTTCGTCGGTTAGAACCAGGCGCGCCGCCTGAGACGGGGTGTCGAGGTTTCCGGTAGCCAGATATGGAATGCAGCTCTTCGCGTTTGATGCGCTGTTCCATGGAGTGGATTGCGAGAGCTAGACCAGCGCCTTTGCCGGGCGGCATTTCATCCAGGTCGCGCTGCATTTTGCGCAAGACACGCTTCAAGCGCTCGATCATCTGAGCGTGAGTCTCTGGCTTGCTGCTCATTTGCGCTTTCCTAGCCCGGGTGATCCACCCTTGAAGACTGTTACCTCAGAAAAGTGGTCATGCGCCCTGGGATGAATTCCCAGGTCGATATCGCGAGAGCGATCCTTACATTTCTGGCATAGGACGGGGTTTAGAAAGAACTCGGGGTCAGCCCTGGTTGGCTTTCTGCATTCGCTGCAAGGCCTTGTCTTCATGGACTCATCAAACGCCTCAGAGGCAGCCCTTGCCTTTGCAGTCGCAATAAGGCGGCTTTTAGCGTTCTTTGCCCTCTCCTCTTTTCGCCGCTTTCTGAGAGCTGCTTTATCGGCCTTTTCGGCCGCTTTATTGATTGGGATGAAAGCTATTCGTAGCTGCTCAGTTATCCAGTCTACCGACATAGACAGGCCCTTCCTTTGGACATCCATCGCCCGATCATACGCCTGCCAATCGCCAGCAGCGAACGGTGGGATATCGACGGTGAGAGTCGAGCGCAGGGATGGCCTGGGAGAACGGAAATTTTCACTGATGCGCCTCTAGCTGGGGCGCATTGGAAAACGACCGGAGGTAATGAACATGCAAGCGCACTGGCTGAAATTTGAAGGCAAGCCGTCCGGCTGTGTTGAGGCGGACAGCGAAGAGGAAGCAAAGCGTATTGGCGCTGAGTTGATGGGTGCCGAGGTTCTGGAATGCAGTCGCCTTCCATACCCGGCGAATCCGCGAATCAACAAGCATGCCTATCGCGACGGCATTACTTGCCCTTCCTTCTGTTATCGACCCGAGCAATGCAAGGGCAAGACCTGCTGCCCTGAGCGCCGCTCCTGCTGCGACTAACGAATCCCCCACCGACAAATCGGGGGAGCCACCCAGCCAACGCAGGAGCGAAAGCTGGGGCCATTCAGGCTGGCCACCTGGGCAGTTCGGCCCATTATCCCAACCCGTGCCTGCTCGGCATGCGGCAGTGTTTGCGGCTTTTTATGCATTAAGCCAGATCAGCGAGTCGCTACGCCGGATCAAAGCGCACTGCCGTGAGTAAACAGGAAGCCAAGGTGGCCGGTGAATTCCGGTTTCCGTACCCAGCTGTAGACGCGCAGCTAGCGAAAGAGCGTCCCGATCACCTCGAAAGAGGCTGCATCGGTCAGCACCATCCACGCAACTGACTTGCGTGCTGTGCCCCGGACGATAGTGCCGGTGCCCGAGCGTAGACCTGAACAGTCTGCGTCAGGGTTTGCGAACTCCCGGTCAGCGGGCGTTCCTGCCGATGGTGCTGACCGATGCAGATGGATGAACAGGCGAAAGCCGGGGTTATTCCTGGAAGCCTCCCGACTCACAAAGGGATCAAGGCCGTAAATGGTGCCCGCGCCGGGATCAGCCCGGCCTTCTGCATCAACCACCTAACCGGAGACAACCATGCTCCACATCATCCTGATCGGCGCAATGCTCGAAGAATCGCGGCCAGAACCGCAGCTGCAGGGCGCGCCAACCACTGACACCGCCGCCGGCCGAGAGGTCTGGCGCTGGCGATGTACCAGCGGGGTCGCCTAGCGTTCTGGCGCTGACTCCCCCGCCAAGAAACCCCGTGCGGCGCAGTAAGCCTGAAGACTGCGCCCAACGCCGGACAGGCAGCGGCCAAATGTGGCGTCCATGTCACCGCGCATGGGCCGGGTAACCGGTAGCCCACCCGAGTACGACGACCACCGCTGACGCAACACACCCAGGCCGACGCCAGTAGCGGGCCTGGGCCCCCTTCCCTCGTACCTATAAGCAGCCAATCCAGCACGCAGCCTTGCGGAAGTCTGGCGCGTTGGTGCGGCTGACTTATGGGTATGGCCCACCTAGGTAACTGACATGAGCGAATCAGTAGAGCAGGCACGACGTGCGCTGTTTGAGGCCTGGCACCGCAAAAACTTCAGAACCAAGTACAGCAATGGCCAACCGACCCGCGACATGCACAACGGCCAATACGCAGAGCGCTACACGATTCAGGCGGAGCAAGAGCGCTGGGAGTGCTTCAACGCAGCCCTTGATGCCGTGGCGATTGAGCTGCCGGTGCTGGTTGAGCCAGAGCCGCCGGAGGATGCCTTTGACGATAGCTGGCGCGATGGATACAGCGCCGCCGACCGTTACCGCAAGAAGTGCCGCGCCGCCATCGCATCCACCGGCCTGGGGATCAAAATCAAATGAGCGAGCTATTCGTTCCAACCGCCCGCAACAGCGAGCGCTTCGTGAATCGGTCTGCGCCAGACTACGGCCGAGCCGACAAGTATGTGCCCGGTGCACACCTCACCGCTCGCAAGGAAGATCGCCAGGCTGCATTGCGCAAAGCCGCGGCACTGCGCCAAGCCTTCCGCCTTGAGCGGCACTGCGATATTGCATTCAGAGGAAACGCCTTCGACCGCGGCTGTCTGCGCATTCTGGAGCAGCTGCTGACCGTGCGCGAAGCCGAGAACATCGACGTGCTTTACCTGCGCGACCGGGTTCTGACTGGCCTGATCGACGGAGCCTGGGCGTTTGAGTCCATCACCAAGGAGGCTTACGGCCGCCTGCGCGACCTGCACAGCAACGCCTTTGACCTTCGCCACAAGGAGCTTATGCAGTGACCACCAAAGCCCCTACCCGCCCCCAGCTGATCCAGGCCCTGCAATCGCAGGGCTTTTTATTGGTCGCCGATCTGCCCAAGCCGGTCAAGGTCGTGCGCCAGGCGAAGGTGCTGGAGTTGCGGCAATGACCCGCTACCAGCGAGCCAAGCGCTTCCACACCTGGGCCGCCTGCGCTGGCGTCGCCTTCCTTCTAATCCTCGTAACCGTGGTTGGCCCATCACTGGGGTGACCTATGCGCAACGCGCAGGGAGAGAGCATGCAGGCCATCAACAGCAACACCCCTCCCGCCCTTGCCGCCCAGCTCGACTGGATGATGCAGGGGCAGTTCAACCCAGACCAATTCGATGGCGAGCAGCGCAAGGCTTACGAGCAGGAAGCGGCACGAATCGAACAGCAGTGGGATAACCAACCGGAGTAACAACCATGTTCAAGAAGGCAGAACGCAAGCAGGCCAAGCTACGGCTGGCACTTGCCGGGCCAAGCGGCGCGGGCAAAACCTACTCAGCCCTGCTGATCGCAAAGGGGCTTGGCGGGAAAATCGCCGTGCTGGATACCGAGAAAGGCAGCGCTTCGCTGTATTCCGATCTAGTCGACTTCGATGTGGTCGACCTGACTGCGCCTTTCACCCCCGAGCGCTATACCGAAGTGATCACCGCCGCCGAAGCTGCAGGCTATGACACGCTGATCATCGACAGCTACTCGCATGAGTGGACGGGCCCGGGCGGATGCCTGGAAGAGAACGAAAAACTGGCCCACTCCAAGTTCAAGGGCAACACCTGGGCGGCCTGGAACGAAACCACGCCCCGCCACCGCAAGCTGACCAACAAGATTCTGGGCAGCTCGCTGCACATCATTTGCACTATGCGCAGCAAGACGGAAACGGTTCAGGGGGAAGGCAAGAAGATCATCAAGCTCGGCATGAAAAGCGAGCAGCGCGATGGCACCGATTACGAGTTCACGGTGGTGCTGGATGTTTCGCATGACACGCACGAAGCCGTGGCCAGCAAGGACCGGACGCGCCTGTTCAATGGCTACGAGGTAATCACCGAAGAAACCGGCCGCAAGCTGATCGCCTGGCTGAACGGTGGCACTTCGGTGAAGGATCAGCTGGTTGACCTGATCGCCGACATTGCCACGGCCAAGAATATTGAGGCGTTGCAGTCAGCATTCAGCGCGGCATGTGCCACGGCGCGCGGCGACGACCAATCGCTGGCCAAGATCGTTGATGCCAAGGACAAGCGCAAAGCAGAGTTACAGCCGCAGCAGGCCAGCGCATGACAGCGATCATCTTCGACACCGAAACCACCGGCCCAGACCCAGCGGTCGATCAAGTCATTGAGGCGGCCTGGTTGGTACTCCCTGGCACGGTTGACGAGTTCGCAGCTCGCCACCCGAATGTGCTGCCGAGTACCTGCCAACGCTTCAAGCCTTCGATCCCGATCACAGTGGGCGCTCAGGCAACGCACCACATCCTCGCCGGCGACCTTGTTGCCTGCCCCGACTACAGCGAGTTCGCTTTGCCGGATGGGGTGACTTATCTGGTTGGGCATAAGGTCGATTTCGACTGGAGCATGGCCGGGCAGCCTGACGTCAAGCGCATCTGCACTCTCGCCATGAGCCGCTACCTGTTCCCCAATGCCGGCAGCCACACCCTAAACGCGATGATGTACCTGTTTGCCCGAATGACGGGGCGCGAGGCGGCGGCGCGCGATGCTCTGCGCAATGCACACGCAGCGCTGGACGATGTAATCAACTGCGGGCGGGTGCTGCAGTTCCTGATCCGGCAGGCCAGAGTGACCGGCCATGTGTGTGGCTCCTGGGCCGATGTTTACGAGCTGAGTGAGCTGGCGCGCATACCGCTGGTGATTGGCTTCGGCAAGCACAAGGGGACACCCATTGCCGATCTGCCAGAGAGCTACAAAACCTGGCTCGCCGCGCAAGACAACATCGACCCCTATCTTCTCAAAGCAATTTCAGCGTAAGGAGGCCTTATGGCCCGTGGCGTTAATAAAGTCATCCTGGTCGGCACCTGCGGCCAAGACCCAGAAACCCGCTACCTGCCGAATGGCAACGCGGTCACCAACCTGAGCCTGGCCACCAGCGAGCAGTGGACGGACAAGCAGACCGGCCAGAAGGTCGAGAAGACCGAATGGCACCGCGTCTCGCTGTTCGGCAAGGTCGCTGAGATTGCCGGCGAATACCTGCGCAAAGGCTCCCAGGTCTATATCGAGGGCAAGCTGCAGACCCGCGAGTGGGAGAAGGACGGCATCAAGCGCTACACCACCGAGATCATCGTCGACATGCAGGGCACCATGCAGTTGCTGGGTGGCCGTCCGGACAACGCCGGTGGCGAATCTGCACCACGCCAGCAGCGCCAAGCACCACAACGCGAACCGCAGCGCGCGCCGCAGCAGGCGGCCCAGCCCGCCCCTGACTTCGACAGCTTCGACGACGACATCCCCTTCTAGGAGAGGCTTCCATGATCACAGAAGCCATCCGCACCGAGCCGTGGCACTTCGGCCCCGAGCGCCGCATCGTCCTGCCCCGCCGCCGCGAACAGCTCAAGCGGGCGCGACAATTGACCGAGTTCATCACCGCCAACCGTTTCGGCCGGGTCAAGGGCTTCACCCGCCTGCGCACGCCGAACGAACTGGCCAAGCTCGGCCGCGAGCAGGGCCACGACTTCAAGCCCATGGAAATCGAGTACGCCGCCGCCCGCGCAATGCTGGCCATAGGCGAACCCGTCAAGAACTGACCCGCACCCCATGAACACCACAGGCGCTACGGCGCTTTTCTTTTGCCCGAGGTATTTGTCATGAGCACAGACCTTGCACCTATCGCCGAACCAGCACTCCCCGCCGACGCCTGGGCGCGCTCTGCCGAAGAACTGAACGATCACCACTTCAAGGTAAAGGGCCGCATCAGCCAGGCCGAGATTGACCGGCTGGAGGCTGAGTTTCTGGCCGCCGGCGGCGAGATTCAGGCGATCCCGACCGGCGTGAGCGGCGAAGACAGCAGCCAGTTCAACAACCGCACCGTGGCCATCCTGGGGCCATCGCAGTTCAGCACCGCAGAGCAGATAGCGCACGCGGCCGAGCTGACCAAGAAGGCTTACGCCGCCGATGCCGACCTGATCGCCCTGGTGAAGGAGCATCTGCCAGACGCCAAGAGCATCAAAGGGCTGTGCCAGGCCTGCAGCTGCCACGCGGACAAGCTCGACCGGATACTGCGCACCTACTTCGCCGACGATGCCCGGGCCAAGCCATTCCGGCGAGTAAGCAGCGAAGAGCGGGAAGCTCACATCGTCAAGCAATACCCGGCAATTGCCGGAACGATGGGCCTGCGCCAAGCGGCGTCCACCCTGCATGTCAGCATGAACGAGCTGAAGCGAATCATCGCCCTGTACCGGCTCAAGCCAGCACCCACCACCGCGCAGGTCTGGAACAACCCTAACCGCCCGGCTACGCGAGAAGCGGCAGAAGCTGCGGCGTAAATCACCCACCCAAGCCCAGCGCCAGCAGCGCAACGGGCTGCTATTGCCTGGAGAAAGCCGATGTCAGGAATGATCGGGCACCGCGAAACGCAGCCCAAGCGCAAAAGCGTTGAGTGGTACACACCGGCCTGGATCTTCGAACGGCTTGGCCTGGAGTTCGACACCGACCCTTCCAGCCCGCACGACTTCGTGACGGCGGTGCCGGCAAAGGTGAAGTACACGATATTCGACAACGGCCTTGCCAAGCCATGGGATGGCAAAGTCTGGATGAACCCGCCTTATGGGCCGGACACGGGCTTCTGGATGCGCCGCCTGATTGATCACGGCAACGGGATAACGCTGGTCTTCAGCCGAACCGATGCCGCTTGGTTCCAGGAAGCAATGGCTGCAGCCGACGCAACGCTGCTGATATCGGGGCGCATTGAGTTCGTGCCTGGCCATGAGAACAGCCACAAGAAAGGCCGGTCAGGCGCAGGCAGCGCAATGTTCGCTTTCGGCAGTGAATGCGCCTCGGCGCTTCGCAATCTGGCGGATCTAGGCATTTTCATTCCAAGGCTGAGCGCATGACCTGCCACCCCAAGCGCAGCCGCTGCCAATCCTGCGCCAAGCGCCTGGACAACTGCAGCCACCTTCCCTTCCACGCCATGCCGGTGCACCGGCAGGACGGTGTGGACGTGGTGGTCATCTGCACCGAGTTCGCCACGGCAAACGGTGAGGTGGGCAAGCCGTTCATCAATCCCAGAAGAGGCCGCAGGCTATGAATGCGATCACCCAGACCATTGCCGGCGAAGTGGCCGATGAAGCCCAGTTCTTCGCCCCGATGTCCGCCGACCTGGTGGACAGCCTGATCGGCCAGTACGGCGCGACCAGGAAGCGGATAGAGGCCCTGGCCGCGGCTGTGCGGCTGGACGATATCGGCAGCGTTCTGCACTACTTCGTCGAGGGCAACGTGCAGGACCAGCGCTTTAGCATGCCGGCAACGGTAGACGCCCTGTTCCGCGCTGAGGGTGCCATTGCCAAGCTGAATGCCGACTTCTGGAACCGGGCCCTGCAGCTGACTGACGTGTTCGACTACATGCCTCAGGCGCGGCGCGAGCAGTGGCATGACCAGATCCGCAACCCGGAGGGCCGCAAAGAAAACCGGCACACCGGCGAGAAGGACATGCCGCCGCTGCCCGCCTTCGAGGAAGACACTGTTCGCTCCACCCTGAACGGCCTGCTGAACAGCCGGGCGCAGTTCCTGGCCGAGCGGGTAGACGGCATCTTCCGCTCGCTCAGCCGGCAGCACGTCACCAACACCCCGCAAGGCTTCAACAAGCGAATGATCATCCAGGGCGTGTTCAGCTATGGCACTGCCGGGCAGATCAACGACCTGCGCTGCGTGATTGCCAAGTTCATGGGGCGCGATGAGCCGAAGCACTGCGGCACGGACCCAGTGATCAAGGCAGCCCGGCGGCGCAACGGCGAGTGGCAGAATGTCGACGGCGGCGCGCTGCGCATCCGTGTGTATGGCGGCGTTGGCACCGCACACCTGGAAGTGCATCCGGACATGGCCTGGCGGCTCAATGCCATCCTGGCCAGCCTTTACCCTCTATCCATCCCTGCCGAGTTCCGCGAGAAGCCGAAGCGCGCCAAGAAGATCAAGGACTTCGAACTGTTCGACAAGCCGCTGCCATTCGTGGTCGTCGCCCAGCTGGCGGCCATGCGCGAGGGCTGGCGCAAGGGCAAGGACGGCTGGCGTGATATCCACATCGCCATCCCGAACACCCGCTGCTTTGACTATGGCGACTACGACAAGGCCGCGCGCAAGCAGGCCGAGGACGTGCTGCGCGCCATTGGCGGTGTGTGGGTGGATAGCGTGGCCGGTGAGCGCCTGCAGCACTGGCAGTTCGACTACGAGCCCACCGCGGTCCTCGACCAGGTCGTCTGCACGGGCTGCATCCCTGACCAGAAGTCGCACCAGTTCTACCCGACGCCTTCGGCGGTGGCTGAGTTCGCTGTCAGCGTGGCCGATATCGAAGGCCACCACGGCGTGCTTGAGCCAAGCGCAGGCATCGGCGGCCTGGCTGACTACCTGCCAAAGCTGCAAACCACGTGCATCGAGATAAGCCCTCTGCATTGCCGGGTTCTGGAAGCCAAGGGTTTCAAGGCCATAGAGGCCGACTTCCTGAAGTGGGCACCAGGACAGGCGCAGGCGGATCGCATCGTGATGAACCCTCCTTACTCTGAGGGCCGCTGGCAGGCGCACCTGCAGGCCGCCTCCGACATGCTCAAACCCAACGGCCGCCTGGTCGCCATCCTCCCCGCCAGCGCCAAGGGCAAAGACGTGCTGCCGGGCTGGCAACTGGATTGGGCTCGCACCTTCGACAACGAGTTCGCAGGCACCAGCGTGTCGGTAGTGGTCCTGATCGCCCAGCGGGCAAGCGCAAACGACCAGCTCGACATATTCAGCGCCGCCTAAATCACCACCCTACCCGCCCACTCCCTGCCTGATGCTCGGGCGGGAGGGTGGTTAATACCAGGCCTTACGCTTTAACTGCTGAGGCCATGCTTTTGGCGCGCTCGGTACCCCAGCTAATCGCCTGCTGAGCAGTCATGTTATCCATCACTGGGTGGTACTCCTCCATAAGCATGCGGCCATCAGCTCCGTATGCGCCGACAAAAAGCTGGGTATCGCCATGCGCAGCGACACGGGCTCGAATATCAAGCTGTGCGCCGTTATCAAGCGTTTCGTCGTGGCCAAAGTGGTCCTGTCTAGATTGCGCCCAATCGAAATACACCTTGCTTCGCGTAAGCATTGCCTTCTCCTTGATCCGGCCCCATGCCGGGCCCTCGAACCTACCCCACATCCAACCTTCACGCCACTGGCGAGGGATAACCATGCCTGATCTTTTCTACCTACAGGACAGCCGCAGCAACGTAGGCAGCCGGGCAATGTTCTGGCGCGACGGTGGCGGCTATACCTCCAACCTGGACGAGGCCGAGCAGTTCACTCGCGAGCAGGCGGTAAAGCAGTACGAGTGCCGCGAAACCGACCTGCCGTGGCCGGTGGAATACGTTTGTGCTCGAGCACAGGTAGGCGTCGATCACCAGTACCTGGAGCAAGGCAATGCGACCTACTCCGCGCCTTTCTATGTGTCCATGCCTCGCGAGTGGGACGGCAACGACCTCTACTGGAAGCGGCCCTTAGACACTGGCGGCCTGACCTCAAATCTCCTCGACGCTGGCGTCTGGGAGTCGGAGAGCGCTGAGCTGCTCGCCTATCAGGGCTACCAGGTATGGCCAAAGGCGTACATCGACGGTAAGTCGCGGCGCGTAGTGCCGGCGGCACTGCTCCACCACAAGCAGGCACTGCGCTCGGTTGGCCTAAAGCTGGCCATGGCAAAGCCCCAGAAAGCCAGGCGGTACCGCTATCGCTGCGAGCCGTGCGGGCGGTTCCTGACCGAATACCAGAACTACACCGAATGCCCGAACTGCGGCGCGGAGAACCGCCCATGACCGCCGAAATCTACTGCAGAACCACCCGCCTACCAGTAGCCCAGTGCCCGTGCCTGCGCTGCAAGCCCATTAAGCCGGAGTAACCCGCCATGCAAACCCGAATCGGCTCCCTCTTTGAGTCCGCTGTAAATCTAGTGATCGGCTTCTCTGTGGCGATCGTTTCGCAGCTGCTGGTCTTCCCGCTGTTCGGAATTGACGTGCCGTTTTCCTCGAACCTGGGGATCAGCGCCTGGTTTACGGCGATCAGCCTGGTGCGCAGCTACGTGATCCGCCGCTGGTTCAATGCCCGGATACAGGCCGCGGCGCAGGCGGTTTCTGACTTTACCGAACAGGAGCGTAGAGCATGAACGGCATGAGCATCAGCGCCCAACAGCAGCGCATCGAACGCGCCTGCGGCATCCACCGCCCGCGCTACCACCACAAGCCAACCGGCAAGCGCTACATCCTGATCGGCGAGGCCGGCGGGGCCTGCGAACTGGAAGGCCTGGACGGCCGCAGCACCTACGCCATGCGCGAGAGCCTGGACGACAACGAGATATGGGAGCGCCTGCCATGAGCCTGTCACTTATTGAAGAGCTGCGCGCGAATGCCGCCGCGCATCCGCTAGACGTTCGCCAGCAGGTCTTGGCGGATGCCGCCGAGGCCCTCGAATCGCAGGTGCGGGAGATTCATCGACTTGGTTTGATGGTTTCCCAGGCCGATTTCAACTATGACTGCGACCGCTCAAACTGGCAGCGCGAGCTTGCCGCCCTGAAAGCCCAGCCGGCCGCGGTAGCTTGCGCAAACGACTGGTTTCTCTCGCTTGAGCCAGGCCGCCAGGCCGTGCTGCGCGAAGACAAGTGGCTTCTGGCTGACGCGGCTTTTAAGGCAGGGCAAAGCCTCAACTCATCCCTTGTCAGCGCTGGCGAGTCCGCTTTGCGCGCAGCAGTTACGCCTGATGTCTTGGAGTGGGTGCGGTGCGGCCTTGCTGCAAACAACCGCCTTGTAGATGGCGACCATCCTGCTCTGCAGAAGCTGCGCGCCGCCCTCACAGCCCCAGCGCCTAACCATGGTGAGCAGGTGCGGGTGCCGGAAGGCTATGTGCTGGCACCGCAAGAAATCAACCTGAGCGCATCTGATATTGAGCTGATCAACGGGATGTGCGGCGACGGCAACGAAGAAAGCGGATATGGGCCATATCAGGACGGAACGCTCTACATCGGTTACGCGCAGCAGGACGATGGCTCACAGGTATTCGGCCTGCACATCAGCTGCGATGAGTGCCCGGAAGAGGGCGTAACCACGCTGGCAGAGTTCGCCACCACGCCATCAGCAGGCCCCGCGCCCGGCGAGTGTGTGGCGGTGCCGGTTGAGGCACTGGAGCAGGCAGAGGAAGGGCTGCAGGTTCTGGATAGCCTGATCGAGAACATTCAGGAGAGCGGGAATTATAGCTCGGCCGCAACGGTGAATTTTCTTAATCAATCGGCTGGATGCTTTTATCAACTCCGCGCCCTTCTCGCCCAGCATGGCAAGGGGGTGGGTGATGAGTGAAGAACTGAAACCGTGCCATTGCGGTTACTCAGGAGCACTGGCCGGCATGAATTGCGGCACCCACCTGTCGCTTAGTTGCCCGGAGTGCAAGCGCGAAGTTACCGCGTTCACGATGGGCGGACTTGTCGATAACTGGAACAAGCCAAGTGCCGCCCTGGCCGGCAGCAAGGAGGGTGAGTGATGCGATGCACGTTTTTCAAATCATCAATTGTGGCCATTACCTTAACCCTGCATGCCAACACGTCTTGCGCTTGGGAGGGAAGCGCGTTGCTGCCAAAAGAAACAGGCGACCCATTCACGCCGCGTCCTCGCAGTAAAGGCGAGAAAGCGCGCAACCGTAAGCATCGAAATCAGCAGAGGAGTATCTAGCCATGACAATCAACCGAGAGCATCTGGCAGGGCTGGAGCTGGCCCTTGACCGCTGGAATGACGGCGGCCCATCAGTTCAATACGCCGCGTTACTTCATGATCTGATCGCCCAAGCCCAGGCCGCCCCGGAGGCTGAGCCGGTGGAGTTGCGCGGCTTGCGCCCGGTGTTGGCGATGATCTTGAACGCGCTTGACCGTGATGCGGCAGAAGGAAAAGCAGCTCGCGGGGAGATGGCGGAAGAGCTCCGCGCCAAGCTCGCCACCCTGAGCGCCAAGAACGAAGGAGGGAAGGCATGAGAGATGGCAAGTTTCTGACCCATGAGCAAATGCTGGAACGGTACAGCACTGGCATAGAGGTGACGCTGCTGGCCGAGCGCAACACCGCCATAAACCAGGCCGCCACCCTTCGCGACCTGCTCACCCGCTGCAAGGAACAACTCGACCCGCACCGCGACGCCGCACTCTGGAGCGATGTCTGCGCCGCACTCGGGCCGAAGCCGTGAGCGCCCTACCGCTGCCGCTTGCTTCCCAAGTCGGCGCGCACACCTGGCACCTCTACTCCTTCAACTACACAACCCAGGACTCCGATAGCGGACAGCTCAGCGGCTACATCTACGCCACGTCCGCCGATCACGCCCAGCTGCTGATTGAGGATATGAAGGCAAGCGCGGTTCTCGCCCACCAGGTAGCCGGCTCAACCCCTACCTAAACCCAACCCCCTATTCAACTGTGCCGGCGCGAGTCGGTGGAGAGCTTAGCTATGGCCTTGAAAAAGTCAGAACGCGAACTTGTGCGCATGAAGTACGGCGGGCGCTGCGCCTACTGCGGCTGCGAGCTGCCAAAGGTTTGGCATGCTGATCACTTCGTCGCCTGCCGCCGGGATTTGGTCGCCGTGACCATATCGACCGGCACCTACAAGCTTCAGTCAGTCGGAAGCGGTAAACCGGAAGCGAACACGATTGAGAATTTCATGCCGTCCTGCGCGCCATGCAATATCAGCAAAGCCACCTATAGCCTGGAGGGCTGGCGCTTATACCTAGCGCAGCAGATCGAATTCCTTAATGAGTACAACAAGAAATACCGGATGGCCAAGGCCTACGGGCTGATTGAAGAAACGGGCGCACAGGTCGTTTTCTATTTCGAAAGGCTTGCTCAGCAGCAGACCCCCTAACCCCTTCCCACCCTCCCCGGCACAGGGGTAGAGAGGTATCCATGAGCAATCTTCATATCCATGCGCCGGCGGGGAAGTATTACGGCCAGATCCGCCTGCGCGGCCATCGCCTCTGGACAACGGTCGGGGGCGCTCATAAATCTGCCAAGGCAGCAATGATCAAGGCAGTAAGCGCCATGGGCGAAAACCACAAGAGGGCTCGCGTGCTGTTCGATGTCGAATGGTACGGGCCGACCATTGTTATGGAGGCATCCAAGCCATGAGCGCAGCAGAGCAAATCGGTCACCAGACCGAAACCCTGGAAGACGACGAACTGGTTGCGATCACCGGCTATCGTCTACCCTCAAAACAAATCGCCTGGCTCAAGCTGAAAGGCTGGGAGTTCGTCACCAGCGGGGCCAATCGCCCTGTTGTTGGCCGGGTATACGCCCGCCTGAAGCTGGCCGGCGTCAGACCATCAACCACAAACGCAGTGGCCGAGCCCTGGTCGCTGGACTTGTCACGCGTGGGGTAAAGCATGCGCCCGAAGAAACCCGCTAACCGAGACCTGCCGCCACGGATGATCCGGCGGGTGCGCAAGCTGAAGTCAGGCGAGGAATGGATCGGCTATTACTACGCCGGGCGGGATGATGCAGGGAAGCGAAAGGAGATACCGCTGGGGACAGACGCCGATGAGGCGCGGGTGAAGTGGGCGCAGCTGGAGCGCAAGCAGGTGCCGCTGGCAGCCAAGACAGTTGGCGATCTGCTGCGGCGCTATGACAGGGACGTGATCCCAGGTAAGGGCGTGAAGACTCAAAACGATAACCGCAAGTGCCTGACCCAGCTGTACAAAGCGTTCGACAGTGCGCCGCTGGATGCCATGACCCCGCAGATTATCGCCCAGTACCGGGATGCCAGAACGGCACCAGTGCGGGCAAACCGCGAGATTGCGCTGCTCTCACATGCCTTCAACATGGCCAGGGAATGGGGCATCTACAACAAAGAGAACCCGACTCGGGGCGTCAGGCGCAACAAGGAAGAGCCGCGGGACGTGTATGTAACCGACGAGGTTTGGCAGGCACTGTATAGCGAGGCACCGAAAGACCTGCGCCTGGCGATGGATATTGCCTACCTCACCGGGCAGCGTCCGGCGGACGTGCGCAAGATGCGCTGGTCTGACGTGGGTGCTGATTTCCTGATGGTTGGCCAGGGCAAGACATCGACCAAGCTGCGCATCCGGCTGCATATCGACGGCCTGCGCACCGGCCTGGGCCGCCTGCTGGATCAACTCGACCGTAGCCGGCCACACCTGATCACCAACGACCAGGGCGAACAACTGACAGAGAGCATGCTGCGGCTTCGGTTTGAACCAGCAAGGAAGCGCGCCGCGGCGAAGGCGATCGCCAACAAAGACCCAGACCTGGCCGCGGCCATCATGCAGTTCCAGTTCCGCGACATCCGGCCCAAGGCGGCATCGGAAATTGTCAGCCTGGAGGATGCATCGGACCTGCTCGGGCACACCACTCAGGGCATGACCCAGCGGGTCTACCGGCGCGTCGGCAAGGTGGTGAATCCGGTGAAATAGCCGCCTAGTTGCGGAAATGGCAGGAATGGTTGCGGAAATCGCGTGGCGCAAGGCCCCGTAATTACTGGCATCCACAAACAACAACGGCAGCCGAATCGGCTGCCGCTGTAGTGAGACCATCAGACATGTATCAAACCAGTTTAGCGATCAGCTCGCGGGCTTCCTGCTGCTGACCATCGTTACCTTCAGCGATGACTTCATCGAGGATGTCGCGAGCACCTTCGGTGTCACCCATATCGATATAGGCGCGTGCNAGATCGAGCTTGGTCGCGGTTTCATCGGTACCGGAGAGGAAGTCGAAGTCGTCATCGCCNTCCATGCCTGAATCGGACAGGCCGGAGCTGGCTGGCATGCCCAGATCATCAGGCTGATCCAGATCACCNGCCAGCTGATCCAGCTCCGCATTCACCTCGTCGAGCTGGGCAGCAAAGCTGTCGCTGCTCGGCTGGGCGGGCAGTTCATCATTCAAAGCCAGATCGAAGTCGGCCGACAGNTCGAAGCCATTGTCAGCCTCCTCTGCTGCAGGCTCGGGGGCCGCTGCGGGCAGCTCATTCTTGACCGGAGCAGCGCTCGGCTCGTCGTCCAGGCTCAACAGAAACTCGTCTTCGGAGGCCGTTTCAAGCTCAAGCGGCGCGTCCAGATCCAGGCTGAAATCGGCCAGATCATCTTCGGTTGCCAGGCTTTCGCCAGCGGCCTCGTCCAGGCTCAGATCGAAACCCAGCTCGTCGTCTTCTTTGGCTTTCGGCTCGACCGGCGCACTGAAGTCCATATCGCTATCCAACGACAGGCTGTCCATATCGTTTGAGCCCGCCGCTTTACCGGCCTCCTGCAGATCACGCTCCAGATCAGCCTCCAGATCGTCCAGACTGAGGTCGAAGGCATCGTCCAGATCGCCGCCTGCAGCGGGAGCGGTCGGCTCATCCAGCGCCAGGTCATCGAAGCTGAAGTCGCTCAGGTCGTCATCCTCAGCACTGGCAGTCGCCGCAAAACCAGCAGCACCGGCAGCGACGAGCATGGTGGGATACTTGGCCTTGATCTGATCGACTTCGGAAGCACTGCCGCCGATTTCACGCAGTTCGTTGTCCTGACGGGCAAAGCCTTCGCGGTCGCCCAGCTCGGCATAGACCTCCATCAGTTTCAAGCGCAGGTCACTGCGCTGCGGCTCATCATTGATGGCCCCCTGCAGCAACTCCGCGGCCTGATTGAAACGGCCATAGGCAATGTAGATATCGGCCTCGCCCAAAGCATCACCGGTTTGTGCGGCTACACGCTCTTCAGCCGGAGCAGACGCCTGCTCGCCAGCCAGATCGTCCGCAGCATCAAAGCTATCGGCTGGCAGGGCCATATCGGCACCCAGATCAACACCCTGCCCGTCCGCGGCCAGGCTTTCCTGCAGTTCGGCTTCCTTGAGGGCATTGCGGCGCGACAGCATCATCAGCGCCAGCAGCAAAACCAGCAAAGCACCACCACCGGCGATGCCCAGCATCATCGGGTTGGCGAGAAACTCATCAAGTGGACTGGTCTCGACCGGCGGCTCTACCACTGGTGGCGCAACGGCCACCACAGGGGCTGCCGGCTTGACCGGAGCTGGTTTGGCCGGCGCAGGCGGCTCGCTGACTTGCGGCGCAGCCGCCTCAGGCTGAGCGGCCGGAGCCGGTTCTTCGCTGTAATTGAAATCCTGCTCGGGCTCGGCTACTGGCTCAACGGGCCTAGCCGGCACCTGTGCTTCGGGGGTTTGCGCGAGTGCCGGTGCCTCGACACTGGCCTCAGGTGCCGGCGCAGGCGCAGCGGCCTCGACCGCTGGAGCCACTGCGGGGGCCTGCCCCTGGGCAGCCAGGTCAGCCTGCAGCTTGGCCATCTGATCGTCTTTGAGCTGAATCAGGCGCTGCAGCTTGTCGAGCTGGCTCTGCAGATCGCCCATGCGATCCTTCAGCTCGGCATTTTCCCGACGAGTGGAATCGAGGCTTTCCTGAGTCACCGCCAGCTTGTCGGCCAGGGCCTTGCTGTCGGCAGTACCGGTATCGCTACCGGCGGTGGCCTTGCCGGTATCGGCCGCGACCAGTTTCAGGCTGTCGCCAGCCGCCGCTTTGGCAGGCGCATCGCCAGCCACGGTACGTTTGGTGGCATCCAGCTGGCGCGCGGTACCGCCGGCCAGGCTGCGGCCTTCGCGCCATGCGGCGTTCTGCTCGGCGACCTGGGCAATGGCCTCGGCCTGGCCTCGGCTCTTGACCTGCTCGGCGTCCGGTAGACGCAAAACCTGACCGCTTTTCAGGCGATTGATATTGCCGCCGATAAAAGCATCCGGATTCAGCGCCTGGATGGCCAGCATGGTCTGATGCACGCTACCGCCGGGTACGCGCTGGGCAATTTCCCAGAGGGTGTCATTGGCAGTGGTCTTGTATTCGTTGCCATTCAGAGCCCTTGGCGCGGCAGGCGCGGCCGGAGCCACGGGTGCACCGCTGGCTTGCACCGGACGCGGCGCAGCGGCGACTTGCGGGCGCGGCGCGGGGGCAGCGACCGGTAGCTGCGGCGCTGCAGGGATCACGGCCTGCGGGCTGTAAAGAGGCGGATCGAGCAGCAGTGTGTACTCACGCAGCAGGCGACCGTTAGGCCACAGCACCTCAACCAGGAAGTTCAGGTAGGGCTCACGCAGCGGCTTGCTCGAGGTAACGCGGATAACGCTCTTGCCGTTGGGCTTGAGTACCGGAGTGAACTTGAGATCGGTCAGAAAATACTGACGATCCACCCCCGCCTTGTTGAATTCTTCGGGAGACGCGAGGCTGGGCCGCAGCTCGCTGGAGGTCAGGTCACGCACTTCCAGCAGCTCGATTTCAGCCACCAACGGCTGATTCAGCGCCGACTGCAAGGTCACCTCACCCAGTCCCAGCGCATGCGCCATACCGGAGGACAGTGCCGAAGCAGCTGCGATTGCCAGCACCAGTTTGCGAACCCGAACCAT